GGGCATCCTCTGCGGCGGCTATTGTTCGCAGTTTATATCTGCAAGCTCTTTGCGTATTTTCTTGATCTCTGCAAGGTATACCGGGTTATCTTTGCAGGCTTCGAGGTTGTCCAGTCGTCTTATTAGTTCTTCTTTTCTGCGTTCGTTTTCGCTCATGGCGTAATACCTCCATATTTTCAATTTTTCCCGTTTCCGGGTAAAATCAAGCCGGGGAATCGAACCCCGGTAAATCCAACCTTGCTAATTATTTGCTTGCTAAAATCTCCCTTGCTAATAAATCCCAGTAAAGGCTATCGCCGCGCTTGTCAAGCCACTTTTCGGCTTCTTCTGTGCTTTCGTCTAACCATTCAGCCATAAGCTGGATGATGTCATAATAACTATAATCAACGCCGACACCTAAACCTCTTAACCATTCTATGCAAGCGTTACGCTCTCCAAGTCTTGCAATCGCCCAGCCGTATTCACTTATAAACTTCTCCTTAATGTCCTTAATTGTGTTAAGCTCTTCGCTCTGTGCAACCTCTACCAAATAATTTTTAACTGCTGCCTTAACTTCCTTGCTGTTTGTTCTTCTCATTTCTTTTTACCTGTGCTATAATATAGCTACCTTTCTTTTTTGATTGGTGCCGGTGTTCGCTTGGTAGGTGTCACCGGCTTTATTTATTTGTTGAGATAACTATAGCATAGTTTAATAACATAGTCAATAGCATAGTTTAATAATTTCAAAAAAATTTCTGAAAGTTGTTTTACCTATATAATGCAAACATTAAAACTAATTGACAAGCATAGTTTAATATGATACTATTCTATAAAAAGAAAGAGAGGTGTTACAAATGGCATTCAGGGAAAAAGAAAAAGAGCTGTCATATATTGCACAATATCAGAAAGACAAATACGACAGAATTACAGTAATGTCCCCAAAAGGGACAAAAGAAAAATTGAAAGCGGCTGCAACTTTGCGGAATATGAGCATTTCCGAATTTGTATTATCTTGCGTTACAAAAGAATTAGAAAAAATGAAAGAATAGTTCAATAATATGTTGACAAGCATAGTTTAATAATGTATAATACAGTTACAAACAAACGAAAGGAGCAGAACGACATGAAAAAGAAATATTTAGTAGAAGGTTATGCTTACAACCTAAAAGAGAATGTAAGCCGAACTTACTACGAAGACGAGATATTTCAGTTTGAAGGGGAGAAGGCAAGGCTTAACGGCGCTTGTATGTGCGTGTCAAATCGGCGCCAGGACAATCCAAGATTTAGAGCGGGAGAATTTACAATCACAGAATTATCAACGTAAAGGAGCAAATTACATGAAAGGAACACCGGAGCAGATAACAGCAAAGAAAGCCGCACGGATCCGCTCAAACGTCCGGCAGTTCTTCCGGTACTATCGGGAGCAACTGGATCAGACGGAAAAGCCGGCTTTAAAAGAATTTAACCGGGCAGAACTCCAGGCACTTGAAGCAGTGCAAGCGGAAACACTCCAAGCACTGGAGAGCATGACAGATCAGGAGTTATTGACCAGCAAATCCGCATACGGTGACAGGGCGTTAATTGACCGGACCACAGCGAGAGCGGAACGGATCAGAAGAACAAGTAAACAAATAGCATAAAAGAAAGGATAAAAGGTGGAAAATATGAGAATTAACGGAATCGGAACAGTAAGAAAAGACGAAGCAATGAAGATTTTAACAAGAGAAGGCCGTGAAGCTGTAAAAAGCGGAGAAATTACGCTGGAAGAACTCGGACAGATGTATAAACTTGAGCAGATCAAGAAGGTTTCAAAAATAGGGTGCTGCGGGGATACGTTCCGCGCGAATTATGACAGGATCCCGGATGACCTGAAAGACCAGCTTACACCGGACCAGCTCGGAAGGCTTACAGATGCTTTTTATGAGTGCTACGGAGAGGGCAAAAACGATAATAGAGATTAAACAGCAAGAGAGAGGACAAAACCTCTCTCTTTTTCTGCGTAATAATGAAAATTACAATTGTTTCAACCCTTTATCCTCCCAGAATTGGTGGAAAGATCTTCCGGCGTCCATCCACACCGGAAGACAAAATATGCCTGTTAAAACATTTTGATAAAGATATTAATTATTTCAAACCGTGCCCCGCCAGGTTTGGCAGCAGGACCATCACAGCGACCATCTACGCTGTGAGACTGTTAAAATCATAGCACACAACACCCATATTGTCAAATATTTTAAGCAGGTGTAATAGCCTGCTTTTCTTGATCTATTTTCACTGCGACATTTTAACGTGCTAAATTTTGTAGACAAATTGTAGACATTTTGTAGACGCAGATTAAATAAAAGGAGATTAGATAAAATAAAGGTTAGATAAAATAAAAATAAATAAGTGCAGAGAGACAATGATATACCAATTATATATAAATACTAGAGCCGACCGGCTGCCACCATACACCCATCTGCAAATATTACCTATCTATCTGTTAAAAAATCCCATTTGTCAAATTTACACGGATGATATTTTTTAATCGCATGATTTTTATATGCTCAGGATCACCGGTAGGCATACCACTACAACAAATTATCAAATGCGTAAAAGGTTGTTGTGGATTTATAAATAGGTCTTGTGGTATGATAAAAGCAGTTAGGGAGCCGACACTAACACGGTGCGAGTGACAGCGGTGCAAATCCAACCCCCTCTGGATATGCAGCCGCCCAGATTGTAACCAAGACCACCGGAGCCGGCAGACCGGAACCGATCAGAAGTCACTAGCTGATCACTTTTATAAATTTATGTTTTTTACCTGATCTGTGGAGGAGATCAAAAAAACATGGGTTTATTAAGTGGTGCTTAGTGATTTTTTTATTGCAGATTTTTAAGGAGGTGCAGAGCATGGAAAAAGTCGAAAATACAGAAACATCCCAGGTATATGAGAATGACATGGAGCTATATCTTTCCCAGTTCTGCAAGGATCAGAAAATAGAGGATATAAGAAAAGAGTCTCAAAGCGTTTGGAATGCTGCTCTTATGTATATCAAACGCCATGCATTTAATGAGCCTGATTGTCTTAAATCTAAAGAGATGCATAATATAGACGGGTTTATGGGTGGTTATAGTAATTATAATGCTTATGACTATACGTTAATTAATCGTATATGTGATTATTATATATATATGTGTATGATGTATGACAAAGAGGTATCAGCTATAGGATTTAGTTTATTAACAGGTATAGACAGATATACTATAGCTACTTGGAGAGATGAGGGAACTAAATCAAGTCCATTAAGTTCTGACATCGGCAAAAAGATATCGGATTTCCGCGAAGAGTCTTTAAGCGCAAAGTTAGCCACAGCAAAGCGCAACCCTGTAGGGATCTTGGCAATCCTGAATCGTCACTACGGATGGAACCTTCCTGGAGTGTCCAGAGAGCAACAGAACCACAAGCAAGCGTTAACCGCTTCGGATTTGCCACAGTTAGGCGGTGCAAATGGACAAAATACATCAATGTTGACCGATTCCGGAGTGTATGACGATAGCACCATAGATGCAAATGATTAGCAACAAGTGCGGAAACGTGCGGAAATACGGGATAGTTAAGAACGTGTCAATAAAGACTGCGCGAAGCGCGAATTTTGCGCATAGTTGAAAAGCCGCATGGCACACCGGGGGAGGGGGTCTGACAGGACCAGCGAACAGCCCCTACTTAGTCCCTCAAATTTCCTCAAAAATAAAAAAGCCCTTTAGGAGGTGTACCACATGATTTTCATTTACATAGTTTTAGCATGGATACTGTTTCAATTGCAAGCTCCTGCATGGGTATATATCCTGTTCATCATCGGAGTATTTTTAAGAGCAGTAGTCACAAGCAAGGATTAAGCGTATGCAGATATTTGGGAAAGAGATAAAAGACGAATGTTCAAAATGCGGTGAAGTCCTGCAATGCGAGTTGTTTCTGCAAGGCCATGGAATCAAAAGAGACCGTGAGAACGTTACAGAAATGGTTAGCTGTCAGATGAAGCACCAAAAGAGCAGGCTTGATAAAGAGCCTAAAGAAGATTTGCCAGTTAAGGAGAAATGTGAATTGCCACCGGAGATTAAAGAGATCTACACAGAGGTTTGGAAAATCCATAAAGAGTGCGCTAATCCGAAAACGGATGAAGACTGGGAATATCTTATCCGGCAAGGAAATCTGCTGATTAAAATGCACAACAATAGCCAGTTTGCTAAAGCACTGGTAATGGCAATGATCGATGAAATTGAAGGAAGGAAGAAGAAAAAATGCTTGGATTCATGATTTTAAAAATAATGACAACGTTGGTATTGACAGTTTTAGCAATATCTGCTTTATGGTATGCTCCAAAACAGAAAACAGCATCAGAAGGAGTTACTTTCTTCGCACTTGCAATGTTCCTTGCATTTGGAATAACTTTCATGTGGGTATAGCCTATGTGGTTACCGAAGATTATGCGAATTATCCCATATCACATTGTTGAATGGGTTAAATTCATAAAGCCATTATTATTGCCAAATATCTTGTGTTGTGTTGGCATTGGATATGTGGCAGAGAAATCAAGGCATCAAGAGTGTATGCAGCCTGTGTGTGGGAAACGAAAAATGGAAATATGCGTTCGACAACACCAAGTTTTTCAAAGTACCGTGCGCAGGCGTGACAATTTTTTAGGTAAAGCAATATAGGGTGTTTCACGAAAATAATCCGGGAGCAGATGGTCTCTCTCCCAGAGTTTAGGACTATCGCCAAGCGGTAAGGCACAGCACTTTGACTGCTGCATCCCAGGTCCGAATCCTGGTAGTCCTGTTTCGCAGATGTTTTCTTTTTTCGGTCTTTGCCATCTGCGAATTGTCTTCCATACTTTTCCATTGGAGACACTCCTTTCACCTCATAGCGGAATGCTGTTAAGAGCCGTCGCAAGGCTCGTGAGGGTTTTCCACGTAACCGCTTGAAGCATTGCAACCATATAGCGGTGAAAAACTTTATCTGCGTCGATAAGACGATACCGTGATTGCAATAATCGGTAGGTAGCAGATAGGTGTGCCAGAAGTTTAGTCGTGGTTATACGGCACAGGTTTTGGGGAAATATGCATAGTGGCGATTGCAGCGGTCTGTAAAACCGTGACATTAGAAACAGCGAAGGTTCGACTCCTTCTTTCCCCACGGGGTTGGGTCGCTCCCAACTCAACACGTAGGTGACTGGCGGATGTCCTACATTAAAAAAATAGCCATAAGTGTTGCGCTGTGTCAGCGCCTTAAATGTAGGCATACAGCTTATGGAAACGCACATTGGGATGTAGCGCAAATGGAAAGAGCGGTGTCCTTCTAAGGCATAGGCTGTGGGTTCAAGTCCCATCATCCCAATAGGTGTTGTTGCAAGTACACTCCGAGTATGCTCATTACAGAAGCATAGGGGATAAATACACCGGTTAATGTTTATCTCATGGGAACTTGATAGAGCCGCTTGCGGCTGACTAAAAGATCCTTGGGCAGAGGAAAACCAAGTAAAAAACCTCCCCTTGCAGATATGGTGTAATGGTAACACAGTAGCTTGCTAAACTATCCAGCAGAAATGCTGTCAAGGTTCAAGTCCTTGTATCTGCGTGCGTCGATGAAGGATTCGACCAGCAGTCATTATTGAGAAGTGAAAATACTAGTAAGTAGCTTTGTTGATATAATGGCAAATCCTCTTGTTTTGGAAAGCAATGAAAAAGTTTGACCGTTTCAAGTTTCAAAAAATCGTGAAAACTTTATATACGTCTGTCTGTTGGTCAGAAAGAGGTCTCCAAAACCTCTAACGAAAGTTCGATGCTTTCCGGGCGTGTTTATCCTTATCTCCACTTAGTCTGGCACTACTGCAATAGTTCAGGTCGATGGGAGATGTATGGATAGTAGTTGCTCATTATCGGTCAACGAAAAACACTTCTGCGAGTAGAATTTGCAGATTCAAAAGTAGTCGTACATTGTTTGGGTCGGGTGGGTTCAACTCCCACGGCAACTATTCCCTAGCTAAAACGTAAGCCACATATGTTTAGCGAAAACCAAGCCTATGAAGTAGAGAACAGACAAGACTGTGAGATTGTGGATAGTCAGTGACAAGTAGGCGGTGCACATTTGGTTATGGCAAGCGCAAGCCATAAAAGGTTTTACGGTGCGATTTCCATGTATAGCTTCAGTGGCAGAACAGCATCCTCATAGGATGTGTGTCAGCGGTTCGATTCCGTCTGCATGGGTTACGGAGGATATGAGGATGAATGAGTTTTTAAAGTTTTTTGACGAAAAGACACAAGATTTTCCGATGCATCTTGAAATAACATATAGCAAGATATGTGACTGGGGAATCTATATTTACAAACGAGGATGCGCAAACGACTATCCTGAGTGTAGAAGAGATGGTGATGATGCGATTCTCGTACATGAAAATGATACGGACATGGAATTATGCTTCGCAAAAGCACACGTTGCATTGAAAGAATGGCTTATTGAGAATAATGGCGGATATTAAGCGAGGTGCAACATGAGACATGAAAAAGAATGGTACACCTGTGACAGGTGTGAATCTGAAATAGAAATGATGCCGCAAAGAAGAACTTTTTTTACAAGGAAAGTGATTACATCAGCAGAATTTAGTATGAAATTTGCAAATGTAACAGGGTATGTTGCTGATACTGAACTTGTATCACCATCACGTACAGGAGTTCAAATTAAAGAAATACACGATGTTGGATACAAAGAATTTCATTTATGCCCTAAATGCCGGAAAGAGTTTGAGGAGTGGATGAAGAATGAATAACATTGATAATCCTTTATTCGGGTATCAATCGCCACCTAAAGAAGCATTGATAAATTTTGGTATAGATGTTTCAAAAGAAGCGGTAGATAAGTACGCTTTGGAAAATTTTGGAAGGATACCGCAAAGTTTTATTGAAAGAGATTTTGCAAGGAACTGTAAAGTGATGGAAGAAAGCAGAAGGATTGTGAAATAAAAATGAAAGACACGATATTATACATCAGTGATAGAGAAGAAAGAGTAGTAGATTTCTTAAAATATCTTCAAGAGAAACTGGAAGATAATAAAAAGTGGTGCGATTTAGATTATCAGCACGATATTTTAAAAACTGAAAATTATGATATTGTTGGAAAATCATTTTATGGAAATCGTTTAGGTGTTGGATATGGGCATTGTTTATATTACTGCATCGATGAAATAATTGACAAAAATAAAATGACAGAAAAAGATAATGAACAACTAAGGGAAATTTTGTTTCATGTCAGAGAAGGAGCAAAAGAAGGATCCGAGCTGGAAATATTGTATATGCTTGGTTTGGTGTAAAAACAGGAAAATACTTGAAAAATAAATGAAGATACATACCGCCGCATAAAAGACTTGCGGTGCTAACCTAGAAAAATTATAGGCAGAGGTCTATAAGCATCTCTGCGACAGCGTGGAGGTGCTTTTTCTTTTGGCAAGTCAGAGTCTTATATCTGCAGTAAACAGCTATGACAATTACATACAGCGCAAGGGAATTGATGAACAGGTCATTGATGCGTACATAGAAGCCTGCAGAGTGGCTATAAACGGTGAAAAGGATATAACTTATGGCTTACAGATAACAAACCGTTCTAAAGGCATTGTAGAGCGTTTCTGCATGGAAAGAACCGGAGGAACAATATGGGATTTGGAAAAGTATTCCTTTGCAAACAAGACGCACTATTCTCTGACAGATAAATTGTACGATGTTCTCCTACTGGAAGCACAAAATAAGGTTGTGGACAGTGCCTACCGATACTTGGAAAAGAAAAGAGAACCTAGAGAGCGGTTCTATATGCCACGTAGAAAGCAATTTCTTAAAATTGGTCTCATGGATGCCATTCAAGGCATGATTGATGATATATACGACATCCTCTGCGTGTCTCTTATCCCTGGTGCTGGAAAAACCACGGTCGAGAAAATACTGAATGCGTTGGTTGCCGGATGGTTTCCGAGAGATTTCAACCTTTTTTACTCCCACAGTGGAGACATTACACGTATGTACTATGACGGTGTGTACGATATTTGTACAAATTCTGACGAGTACACTTGGAATGAAATTTTTCCAAACCTTTCCGTAACTAGCACAAATGCAAAAATGGAACAGTTTAACATTGGCAAATATAAACCATTTCCATCCGTTCAGTGCACATCCGTAGGAAGTAAAAATGCTGGTAAGGTACGTGCATCAAAGTTTTTGTTCGTAGATGACATGATCGGTGGCATCGAAGAAGCTATGAATCCTATAATTTTGGATAAACTGTGGGACAAGTATGCGGTAGATGCAAGACAAAGAAAGACACAAGATACTGACGGAAAGAATTGCAAAGAGATCCATATTGCTACCAGGTGGAGCGTAAACGATGTAATCGGTAGGATCCAAAATATGTATGAAGGGAATCCGAGAGTAAAAGTAATTGCGGTTGCGGATATTGACCCAAAAACAGGATTAAGCAATTTTGACTACGAATTTTCCGGATTTACGGTTGCTTTTTTTGAAGATCAACAATTACTCATGGATGAAATCTCTTATAGGTGTCTTTACAAGCAGGAGCCTATTGAACGTGAGGGATTGTTATTCCCGGAAGAAAAAATCAGACGTTATCTTAATCTGCCACATGGGGAACCGGAAATTATTACCGGGCAATGCGATACCAAGGGAAAAGGAACCGACTTTTTTGTTCTTCCGGTATTGCAAAAGTACGGAGAAGATTATTACTGCGTGGATGCTGTTTGTGACAATACTGCAGATTATGAGATGCAGTATGAAAATGCTGCAAATGTACTTGTTAATAATAAAGTGCAAGAGTGCGAATTTGAGCGTAATGCCGGCGGTGACCGTGTGGCAATGGAAGTAAATAAGCGTGTAGAGAGTAAAGGATGGATATGCAACATCACAGACACACCGACTGAGACAAACAAAGAAGCAAGAATTTTTCAGTGCTCTAACTGGATTTTGCAACATGTAATATTCAAAGATCCATCATTGTATAAGCCTAACGAACCATACGGTGTAATGATGTCGTTACTGAAAAGGTATTCTGCTTCAGGGAAAAAACAGTTAGATGATGTACCTGATGTATTTTCAAACTTTGCATTGCGAATTACAAACGGAAACAGGGTAGCAAAAGTAGAAGCAATTCAAAACCCATTTTCTTTCGGACGGAGGTATTGATTATGGTGACTAAAGAGGTTTTATCTCAATACATAGATTTACAGGAAGAAATCAAAGAAGTACAGCAGAAGATTAAAAAACTTGAATCGGATATCAGAAAAATTGAATCGGATGGGAATGTTGTTGACAGCGTATCAGGTGGATGCGGCGGCACTGAACATTTTCGTATTGAAGGATTCCCTTATCCAGAGTACAGCAGAAAACGGACACTGCTTTATTCCAGAAAGGCTACTTTACAGCTTTTAGAGGACGATTTACTGCAAAAAAATAATGAAGTCGAAGAATTTATTGCAAGCGTTCAGGACAGTCGTATAAGACGGATCATAAATTTACGATTTATTGAAAAATTATCATGGAACAAGGTTGCTGATAGAATCGGTGGTGGAAACACAGAGGATAGCGTAAGAAAAGCATTTGATCGTTATATGGCAAATTAAAATAATACGGAGGTATAAACAATGCAAATTATTAAAAAAATAGTGTTAATTGTGCTGTGCCATTTATTTGGAGATTATGTATTACAATGTGACTTTATTGCATCAACGAAAGGGAAAAATTGGTATCATTTATTTGTGCACTGTGCATTATACTGCCTCCCTTTTCTAATTGTTTTTGGATGGACATGGCAGTTGCCGATAGTTTTTGCAACACATTTGATTATTGATCCATTAAAAGCGAGATGGAATAAAATTACGTATGCACAAGACCAAGTTTTACATTATTTGGTTGGATTATTATATTTAATCTGAACAAACTTGTCCGATATGTCCGATTTTTCCGTGATACTATTAAGATGCAGAAAGATTCCAAGATATTTTTCATTTCCTCCTCAGATCATGTGAAGACTACAGAAGTACCGCTCTTATCAGCAAGGGCGGTATTTTTGTGCGCAGAAAAGAGGTATTTATGATTTTTAACCAAAAAATTAGAGTGTACTGTCCGGGATGCGGACGGTTGGTCGGTGAATGTAGTGCAAAATCGCATATCGACAAGACATATAAGTGCCGGAATTGCAATAAGATGGTTGTTTACCATACGGAGACCGGAGAACGTGAGATCAAGAAACTTCCAAAAAGAGACCAAAGCAGCGGAATGACATTTATGTAGGTGAAAATATGAACACTATGAAATTTCAAGACCTTGTAAAGGGTTGTCACGGTAGAAAAATTGCATATACGGATGTGGAGCAGATAACCAAAGACAACATTGTAAAGGTTGTTGGTGATTGCATCGGTGTTTTTAATTACAATAAGTCGGTTATCAAGTACTTGTGGGAGTACTACAAAGGAGATCAACCGGTACTATACAGAACAAAGCTGTCAAATGAGGATATAACGAACAAAATCGTTGAGAATCATGCTTATGAGTGGGTACAGTTCAAGGTTGGTCAGACTTACGGAGAGCCTATTCAGTTTGTCAGCAGAAAAGATGATGAAGCTGTAAATAAGGCAGTAGATGAACTGAATGATTACTTAGCAGATGCAAATAAGCATGAGAAAGACATAAAAGCTGGTGAGTGGCAGTCGGCAACCGGAACATCATTCAAAGCTATTCAGATTGTGAATGGAGATGTGCCTATCCGTGTGGTTGCACCTAATCCTCTGAACACGTTTGTCATTTACAACCGCAGTTCCGAAGAGCCGATTTTGGCGGTACAGGAATTAAAAGATGAAAATGGAGAGTGGTACAAACTTTGCTACACAGAATCCTATGAATGTAAGATAAAAAACAGTGCGGTTGTTCCTGATACATGGAAACTTCATGGATTTGGTGGTATTCCGATTGTAGAATTTCCGAACAACCATGAGCGGTTGTCTGATATTGAACTTGTTATAGATCTGTTGGATGCAATCAATAATACGCAGTCAAACAGAATGGACGGCATAGAGCAGTTTATCCAGGCATGGTACAAATTTGTAAACTGCGAGATTGACGAAGAAGAGTTCAAAAAAATGAAGATGAACCATGCGTTGGTTGTAAAGTCAATAAATAAAGACTATAAGTCTGATGTGGATGTCATGTCTCAGGAGCTTGACCAAACGCAGACACAGGTTTCCAAGGATGATTTAACAGACAGCGCACTTTCAATTTTGGGAATACCTAACAAGCAAGGAAACACTGGTGGTGATACACAGGGTGCGGTTGAGCTGAGAAACGGATGGGATTTTTCAAAATCAAGAGCAAGGCTTAAGGATCCGGTTGTTAAGACAGCAGAGAAGAGACTGGCCAAGGTTGCGCTGAATGTTATCCGCATTAAGAAAGAGGATCTGAAAATCACTCTTAGAGATTTTGATGTGCAGATTAACCACAGTCCACAAGATAATATGTATACCAAGTCGCAGACATTACTGCAACTTCTGCAGTGTGGTATTCATCCTCTTATTGCAATCAAAACGGTTGGACTTTGGGGAGATTGCGAAAAGACTTTCAACCTTTCCAAACCTTACCTTGATGCTCTGTGGAAAACTGCTGACATTATCAACATGGAAGAGCAGATGGCAAAAGCACAGGAAATTGTAAAACAAATGCAAAATAAGACAGTTGCCTAGAAATAGGTAGCTGTTTTTATTTTATAAAAATTCGCAATGCCGTGAGCGTATAAACCGGCAATGTCAATCGGTGTCGTTGCACCGTATAAAAATTCGTAGGACATAACGGAGGTAATTTATGAAGAGAGAAGAACTGACAGCTATGGGTTTGACTGATGAACAGATTGAAAAAATCATTGCTGAGAATAGCAAGGATGTTCAGGCAGCAAACGCAAAGGCAAACAAAAACAGTGAAGAGTTGACAAGACTGCGTGAGTTGGAAAAGGAATACACAGCCATGAAAGATAAGGATTTGTCCGATTCTGAAAGACTGCAAAAAGACCTTGATTCAGCAAATGCAAAAATCGCAGAGCTTGAAAAGACACAGGCTATTGCAGCGCAGAGAAGCAATGCGGCATCCAAGTTTAACATTTCTGCTGAACAGGCATCACAGGTTATCAAAGATGACGGCAGTTTTGACTACGAAGTACTCGGAAAAATTATCTCTGATAAAGAGACTGCTGCGGCACAGGCTAAAGAGCAGGAAATCGCAAACGGAACCACAAATCCGGGCGGTGGTAATGCTGGCGGTGGCGGTAAAGAAAAAACAGCGGACGTAGAAAACGCTGAAAAAATCAGCTTTGGAAGCAATTCAGCAAGCGAAGAAGCAAAAAACCATTATGTTTTATAGGAGGTAAAAAGAATGGGTAAGCCTATTACTAGAGACTTTACACAAAGTAAAGGTATTTTGAAGTTTTTCCCTTATGAGGGAGCAGCCTGCATCGTAGAACAGAGCGGTGTGAGTGCAGGAACTGACGGAAGAAAAGTTGTGCCTGCCGGTACACCGTATCCGTCTAATGATGCAAAGTGCGTAGGTTATCTGCTTGAAGATGTGGATGTAACTATGGGAGATGCACCCGGAACCTATGTATACCAGGGAACTATTGATTGGGAAAAAGTAAAGAGTTTGACAATCTCTGATGAAGCTAGAAAAGCTACACCGAGAGTCACTTTTTACGGGGCACCACAAATTTCCGCAGTGTAATTAACAACAATTCAAGGAGGTATTAACTATGGCATTACCATTAAGCGAAGCATTTACAGCGAGAAGTCTCGGTGTAATGTGGAATAACTATGAAAAAACTTTAGGTTCTGCGCCTTACCTTGGCAGACAAAAGTTTGGCACAAGAAAGCAGGATAGTCTCGACCTTAGATTTATTAAGGGAAAGAGCGGTCTTCCTGTTTCTCTGAAAGCATCTAATTTTGATGCACAGGCAGAGTTAAGAGATGTTGGAGGATTCTCCGACATTCAAAACGAAATGCCTTTTTACCGTGAATCCTACATGGTAACTGAAAAGGAAGAACAAGAATACGCAAAGTACCAGAATGCAGAGAATGCTTCCCTTGCAAATGATGTTCTCCGTGAAATCAGTAAAAAGCCCATGATGCTAATTGAAGGAGCAAGAGTTGTTCCGGAGAGACAAATCTGGCAGTTGCTTGCACCGGCAGACGGCATTCCCCGTGTACAAGTCACTATCGGTGGTAAGAGCTTTTATGTTGATTACACTTCCGATGCAGGAGTTGAGCATAAGAAAGACCATTTCGTAGAAATTTCCGGAGAGAGTGATAAGTGGAACGTTCCGGCAACCGCAACACCGCTGGATGATCTGATTGAAACCAGAAGAAACTTCGCAAAGAAGACTGGTTATTCCCTGACAAGATTTACCATGAACACCGAGACGTGGGAAATGGTTCTGAAAGCAGAGGACACCAAGAAACAGGTTCTCGGAATCACTGCTTACAATGGTGGAATCCGTTTACAGCAGTCTCAGGTTACTGAATATCTGCGTGGATACGGAATTGAGATCGAGGTTTATGACAAGTTGTACATTGATCCTGCAGACGGTCAGACCAAGTACTTCGTACCTACTGGTGTTGTATCCGCTCAATGCGCTGGCGTATACCTTGGTGATTATGTATTTGGGAAAACCCCCGAGGAAAGAAGCGGAAGCATCATCGATGGCAATTTGTCCATCGTAGAAACTGGTATTTCCGTTTATACTTATGCTACCAACCATCCTATCAATACTCACTGCGTAGTGTCCATGATCGGACTTCCTACCTTTGAGGGTATGGACAGCGTTGTTGTTATGAAGGTAGCGTAGGAGGTGTGCTTATGAAGGCACAGTACACAGTTAAATTCAACGGCAAATGGTATAAGGCAGGAGAAGAGATCCCGGAGAGAAAAACTTCGGGATCTTCTGATTATGGGCTTTAGCCTGTTGAGTGCATCGGAGTTTCTCCAAACGGAGAAATGGAGATGTGCGAAACAATAAACCACCTGCTATGCGGGTGGTGGGCAGGTGCTTATAGCACAATCACCTTTCCAAGGTATAATAGAGGTGTCCAAGCCACTACTACAGAAAGGAAAGGTGATTAAAATGGCCAATAAGACCAACGATTTAGCACACACAAAGTGGATGTGTAAGTACCATATCGTCTTCACTCCAAAGTATAGACGAAAAATAATTTATAATCAATACAAAGAGAGCATTAGAGATATTTTGAAACAATTGTGTGCATACAAAGGAGTAGAGATTATAGAAGGGCATCTTATGCCCGACCATATTCATATGTTAGTAAGCATACCACCGAAATACAGTGTGTCACAGTTTATGGGATACTTAAAGGGAAAAAGTGCACTTATGATTTATGATAAGCACGCAAACCTAAAGTATAAATTTGGAAACAGACATTTCTGGTCAGAAGGATACTATGTAAGTACAGTAGGACTTAATGAGGCAACTATAAAAAAGTATATACAAGACCAGGAGAAGTACGATATCATGCAGGATAAACTCAGTGTGAAGGAGTACGAGGACCCCTTCAAGGGGTAGCCGGTAATACAGACGCCCTTTGAAGGGCGGCGACGAGTCAAGGGCGTAGTGGCTTGAACAAAGTGAAAGCCAGCGTCTTTAGGCGCTGGCCGGTAACAGAGGCTTATAGCCTCAGAGCAAACCACCCGTTAGACGGGTGGTGGTGATTTTAAACAATATACCAAAAGCGAGATTAACCGCATGAGTACCGCAGAACTACAATCTCTTGCGAAAGAGCATGGGATTGTTGATGCGGATGAAACTACTGGCGGTGAGCTGAAAAAGATTCTGATTGAAAAGTTTGAACTTTAAGAGGTAACACATGGCAGAATATACGACTTTGGAGCAAGTAAAAATCCGTCTGAAACAATTTCATATTGATTCTGAAAGCTCCGAGGTCGTGTTTGACCATTTGGAAGAAAATCCTCTTTTGGAACAAATTATCAGTCAAGCAGAAGCAGACATCAGAGCAAAGAGAATGTACCCGGAAAGTTACACAGAAGAGAAGATTGCTGCGGATATGAAAAAATTTCAGTCCGTGGTGGTTAATCTTGTCGTGTATGACAGATCGCAAGCCGGTGAAAACTTCATGGCAAGCTATTCAGAGAATGGAGTGTCGAGAACATGGAGAGACCGGGAAGAACTGTTTGTGGGTGTTTTTCCATTTGCGAAAGTTTTATAACCCCATCGAAATCGAGGGGTTTAGAAGATTGTGCGTGACCATGTTACTGATTCCAGTAATAAAGTTGCAGGCGGCACACTTTAAGGGTGGTGGGCGGTGTGCCAACAATAAGTAACAGGAGATATGAAATGAAAGATTTTTTATTACAGACGTATACGATTGTTCTGCCTATTTTATTAGGCTACATCGTCTGGCTCCTAAAGCAGCAAAAGAAAGATAGGGATGCGAACAGCAAGGGAACAATGCTTCTTTTGCGTGTGCAACTTATTGAGTATCACGATAAGTACATGAAGTTGGGAGAAATTCCAAGCTATGCGTATGAAAACTTTGTTGAGATGTACAATGCTTATCATGCGCTTGGTGGAAATGGAATGGCAACTAAAATGTATGAAGAAATAAAAGAAATAAGATTGAAAAACGGAGGTAAAGAATGATGGATTTTTCACAGGTAGGAACTTGTGTTGCAATCGTGGTTATCTGCTATCTTGCCGGTATTGGAGCGAAGCTGATTCCGGTTATTAAGGATAACTACATCCCAGTTGTTGTCGGCATTGTTGGTGGCATTCTCGGAGTAGTAGGAATGTATGTTATTCCGGATTTCCCGGCAAATGATGTGCTGAATGCGATTGCGGTCGGAATTGTTTCCGGTTTGGCAAGCACTGGTGTAAATCAGATTTACAAGCAGGTGAAGAAAGATGCTTGACATTAACAAGCAGGACATGAAGTACTCACGGCAGGGAGAAAAAGTCACGATTTATAACCGTGACAAAAACGGTAACATTATTTACAATGAAGTGGCAGGTGAAAAAATTCCGTCAATCAAAGGAACGATTACGGAATTTTTAGAACCCGTCCTTTTTTCTGCCAACATCAGCAATAAGCTGTCGGAAGTACTGGTAAAAGAATTTGGTATTGATGATTCCAGTTCCTATTGTCAGATTGTGACCGACAAAGGATATTTGCCGATTAAGGCAGGGGACGTTATCTGGAAGAAGTCAGAAGTAGGTCGTGACGATGACGGACTTGTGGACAACAAGACTGCGGACTATGTTGTCAAAGGCGTTGCGGATGAGGGACTGACAGCAGATTTGTTTTTGTTACAGAAGACGGTGAAGTGATATGGGAAATACAATCAACATCAATCTGTTTGACACAAATTCCATACAAGCGGCTGTAAAGGCTCTTAGAGACTATGAAAATAGTTTAGAGTATAAATGTAGGCTACTGGCTGAAACACTGGCAGAAAAGGGCGTAGAGATTGCTAGAGTGCAGATTGCTGACCTTGATGCTATATTTACATCGGAACTTTTGCAAAGCATTCATGCGGAATACGTTGGCTCCGTAAAAGGTGGCGGTGTTTGGGCGGTGGTTGCAGGTACAGACCATGCGGCTTTCGTAGAGTTTGGTACTGGTGTTGTCGGAAAGCAGTCACCATATCCATATCAACTACCGGAAGGTGTTGACTGGCAGTATGCAAGCGGAAAAACCATAAGGCAACTTGCGGATGGAAGATATGGGTGGTTTTATCCTGCGGATGACGGTAAATGGTATTTTACGGAAGGTATGCCGTCAAGACCATTTATGTACATGACTGCAATAGAACTTCGTGATATTGTATCACAGACAGCAAAGGTGGTGTTTGGTAGTGGATAATGAATATCAGTGGGTATCAGATTTTAAAGTCAAGATTGCATCGTACTTAAAAATGAAGATACCGCAGAGCCATCCTAAAGCTTATGTGACGGACAAAAGCAAGGATTTGTCAGACCCTACATTCCCTACGGTGTACTTTCATGCTATGCCGTTCACAGAGACAGGACAAGACCTTGAAGCACGTTCTGTTAATGGAATCACAGCATCTTACCAGGTGGATGTGATAACCAACAAAAGCCAGGAAGAAGCCGAAGCTATCATGGCTACGGTTGCCGGACTTTTCAAACGTCTGCGATTTCAAATAACTTCCATGCCGGAGTTCAATAATACTTCGCAGGACACATACAGAAGCACTGCACGGTTCAAAAGAACAGTAGGTGCTGATGATACATTGTAACTATTAGAGCCATTCGGCTCTATTTTTTTATGCAAATTTAAGGAGGTATAAATTATGGCAGCAGCCGGAATTTCTACTTTAGGCATTACTTTCGGATATGGTACAGAGACAACCGCCGGAACAAAACCTACAAGTTTTAAGCAACTTACAAGAATCAATGCCATTGGCGGCATCAGCATTGAACCTGAACAGATTGATGCTTCTGCGTTAGAAGATGCAATCACCAGATACATAAAAGGTCGTGCAGACACTGGCGGTTCTTTTGCAGTCACAGTCAACTTTACATCAGAGACTGTTGCTGAATGGACTGCACTGATCACAGCCTATAAAGCTCTTACTGGTGGAAATAGAATGTGGTTTGAAACCGTTATTCCCGGAGAAGATAAATCTTTCTTTGTTGTTGCACAGCCGCCCGAGCAGATTCCACAACCCGAAATCGGACAGAACGAACTTCTGACGATCGAAATGAATCTTACCATTGAGGAATACAAGGGATTGGATGCTACCGTTGCACTGACAACGGGGGAATAGCAAGTCAGTCAGAAACAAATAACACTGCCGTGGCTGACTTTGATGAAGCGGTAGATGAAACATTAATTTAGCAAAAAGAGAGCCGTCTTCGGGCGGCTCCTTTCCAACAAAATGTTGGGGAAAGGATAAAATATGCTGAAAGTAAAATTTGGAGAAAAGGAACTGAACATTAAATTTGGTTACGAAGCAACCGTAAAAAACAACATTATTAAGAAACTGGCAAACCTTGAAAAGCAGGAAGACGGCATTGAATCCGTGAATAACATTCTCATGTTACTGCCGGAACTGATTCTTGTAGGTTTACAGAAATACCACTCTGATGAATACGGTTTCGACCCTTACAACAAAGAGCAGAAAGAAGCAAAGTTAAGCGAGGTTTATTCCATGCTTGATGATTATTTCGATTCTGACGAATCTGACATTCAGAAATTATTTGCTGATGTGCAAGGAGAACTGCTTGAAAACGGTTTTTTAGCGAAGCTCCTGAAACAGGAGCAGGAGAAGAACTCCAAGAAAGCACCGGAGAAGTCAGAGAACTAACATGGGAAATATACTGTAAAGAAGTACGTCCTATGTGGCTTTTATGCACAAAAGGATACGGATTTACAGTAAAAGATATAGATTCTTCCTGCCCTGCGGATTTAGAGCCTTATGCAGAAGCGTACAAGCTAGAAATGAAGCAGAGAGACAGAGAAATGTGGATGTGGTGGGGAGAATATGGACTAGCAGCAACATCTGTTGCCGTAGACCATTGCCTAAACGGTCGAAAAGCACAATCGAAGTATATTGACAAGCCTATTATAGAACGTGCTGACATTGCTAATAATGAAAAAGAACTTCAGAAGCAAAGGAAAGCGTTCCTCGCAGGACTTATGGCAATGCAGGCTAATTTTGAATTATCACATCCCAAAAAGGAGAAACAAACATGAGTTTAACAGGAATTGATGTGTCCTCATACCAGGGGACGATTAACTGGTGGGCGGTAAAACAGAACGGTATTGATTTTGCTATTTTGAAAGTCATCCGTAAGGATTTGAACCCGGACAAGAAGTTTGAAGAGAACTGGAAAGGTTGTAAAGAGCACAATGTCCATGTGCACGGAGTATATGAATACGGATATATTACAACGGTTGCAAAATCACGATCTGATGCAAGAAGAGTGCTTACTATTCTTAATGGCAGAAAAGTGACAGTATATCTTGATGTTGAAGATGCCGTTATGAAAGGTCTTGGCAAAAATATTATTTCCATTATCAATGCTTACGGCAAGGTTATTACTGATGCAGGATTGCAGTTCGGTGTGTACACTGGGGAAAGTTTTTACAAGACATACATTAAGCCTTATGGCGGTGTGAGTTATCCCATGTGGATTGCACGGTACGGCAAGAATAATGGCAAGTGTGATGTGAAGTATCAACCGCAAGTACCGAACATGGTAGGATGGCAGTATACTTCTAAAGGGCGTGTAGGCGGCATTGCAGGAAATGTGGACATGAATGTATGGTACAAGGAGTTAGATGCCGTATATGAGGATTCTACAAGCCATAGCAACCCTTATACAGAGCCGGAAAGACTTCTTTATTACAAGCGTCTGGCAATGATGAAGGGAAACGATGTCAAGTGGGCGCAGTACGAACTTGTAAGGAAAGGCTTTATGCCGTCTGTAAATGCGAAAGGTAAGACGAACATTGACGGATATTTCGGAAAAACCACTTCTGATGCAGTAAAAGCATTCCAAAAGAGTGTCGGTATCAAAGTGGACGGAAAAGTCGGTGCGGTTACAAGGGCATATCTCAAAAAGTAATTTTAGGAGCGGTAGGTGTCACAGCTTACCGCTCTTTTTCTTGGAAGTGGCAGACACTTCCTTTTTTATTGCGGTAAAGGCGGTGCGGTATGGCAGATATTGATTCTTTGCAGATTAAAATAAAAGCGGATGCGAATAACGCAAGTAACGCACTGGATAAGTTGGCAAATAGCCTTACGAATTTTCAGAAAAGCTTGTCTATTGATACGTCCAAACTGACAAGCATTTCTAATAGCATACAGAGTATCGCAAATGCCGCCAGTTCCATGAATGCGAGCGGTATTAAGAACATATCCACATTGACAAATTCCATTAACAGAATGGGGAAAATAGATACAAGCGGATTAAGCAGGATTTCTTCTACACTGAAGACTTTTTCTGCAGACATGGCAGGAACTAAAGTAGATGGAGTAGGGGACATTGCAAGCATAGCATCTTCGATTTCAAGACTTGGTGGTGTGGCATCCGGCAGAGCAATCACAAACATTCCTTTACTGGCAAAAAATTTGAAGCAGTTATTTACAACTCTTTCAACCGCTCCGAATGTCAGTGAGAACATTATCCGCATGACAAATGCACTGGCAGGACTGGCATCTACTGGTGCGGCATCCGGCAGAGCCGCAAACTCTTTAGGTCGTAATCTGAACACCTATACGGTAAGCGCAAGAAGAGCCACGAAAAGCACATTCAGTCTTGCTGCGGCTTTCGGCAGATTCTACGCAACATATTTCCTTGTGATCCGTGGAATTAAAAGCCTGTGGAAGTCCATAGAGGGAACTACGGACTATATCGAAGCATTTAACTACTACACAGTAGCATTTAACAAAGTCGGCAAGGAATGGGGCAAGGATTTTGAAAAATTCGGTTACGACAACGCAGAGGATTATGCGCAGAGTTTTGGAAACCGTGTAAATGAACTGCTTGGTAAAATGTCCGGTCTGAAAGTAGATGTAGACGGTGGATTGATTTCTGAAAGCGGAATGAAGAACCTGGGACTGAATTTACAGGAGATTACGCAGTACGCTTCACAACTTGCATCTATCACCAACTCTTTAGGGCAGACCGGAGAAGTCACCACAGCAATTTCAAAGTCCATGACAATGCTTGCCGGGGATATTTCCTCTCTGTTTAACGTGGATTACAGTACAGTTGCGACTAATTTACAGTCCGGTTTGATCGGTCAGTCAAGAGCACTGTATAAGTATGGTATTGATATAACAAATGCCACCTTACAGACCTATGCTTACAGATACGGCATTGAAAAAGCTGTCTCTGAAATGTCACAGGCAGAGAAACAGCAGTTACGTTTGCTGGCAATTTTAGACCAGTCAAAGGTATCATGGGGAGACTTGGCGAATACAATCAATTCTCCAAGTAACATGATTCGTCAGTTTACCAACAACGTAAAAGAAGCCGGCATGGTACTGGGTCAGTTGTTTATTCCGGTATTGCAGAAAGTACTTCCTGTCATTAACGGTGTCGTAATTGCGATTAAGAGACTGCTTGTCAGTGTGGCAAATTTACTGGGAATCAAGATTGACTTTTCGTCATTCGGTCAAGGTGTATCCGGGTACAATGAAGATTTGGAAGACACGGCAGATGCACTGGATAAAGTAGGGAAAAGTGCAAAAAAAGCTAAAAGTTATTCGCTTGGTATTGATGAATTAAATATCATTGACCCTAACAGCGGTTCAAGCGGAAGTTCTTCTGCTGGTGGAGCAGGAATTGACCTTACCAAGGAAATCATGGATGCTACTGCTGAATACGAAAAAGTATGGCAGGAAGCATTTGACAAGATGCAGAATACAGCTATGGGTTGGGCTGACAAAGTAAGCAAGGTGTTTAAGCCAGTAAAAGATATTATAGAAGATCTGGCGTATGCATTTAAGTTTGATTCGGATGCATGGTTTAAGGTTGCCGGAATGGATACGTCCAAACTGGTAACTGGTATTTTCGATTGGTTCACAAAAGCAATAGATTCTGTGGACTGGGAAAAAATCGGAAGACACATAGGTAGTTTCTTGGACGGAATGGATTGGACAGAAATCTTTACATCTGCCGGAAATTTCATAGAAACTGCCATAGATGCTGCTATCGACCTGTGGAAAGGAAGCTTCGATGCTGCACCGATTGAAACCACTATTATCACAGCAATAGGCCTTTTAAAGTTTACTGGTGTTGGAGATATAATATGGGGGAAAATATCGGACAAGTTATCAGCCACGGTACTTGGATCAAGCATAGGAATAGTTCCTACAATTGCAATAGCTGCTGTTACTTGGGAGATTGGATTTAATGTCGGAAAATCTTTAGGTGAAGCACTTTTCCCTGATGATAAAGAAATCTATGAAAATTTCTCGTTTTTTGGCGAAGGTGGATTTTTTGACACAATAAAAAACACTGATTTTTCAATACTATTTGACGCTTGGAAACAGATGAACTCTGATGCGGCAGATTTTTTAACAAAAACAATGCCGATAAGACAGTTCTTTGATTTTCTATCACAATTTAAACTGGACATAAATGATACATTTGGTCTAGTATCAGTGTTTGAAAATTTAAAACCTATTGTAGAAAACTGGTTTAATGAATCTGTCATGCCTTGGTTTTCTTCTGAAAAATGGAATCAATTAGGAACAAATATTAAGACCACACTTTCTACAAAGTGGAATGAATTTACCGCATGGTGGAAAAATATTGGTTTTGCAAACTGGTGGAACAATGTAAAATCATACTTTACTACCGAGAAATGGACATGGAGTGGCATTAAAGACGGATTGTCTAATGCATGGAATAATGCCATAGCGGCTGTTAAACAAATTTGGAATAGTTTTGCAAACTGGATAAATGATAAACTTAATTTTTCATGGGATCCTATAACGATAGCCGGAATACAACTTGCACCAGGAGGAAGTATTAGTCTTGGCAAAATTCCTACTTTTGAAACTGGTGGTTACGTTCCAAGCAGATACACAATGTTTATGGCAGGAGAAAACGGTGTACCGGAGATTGCCGGAACAGTAGGCGGCAAAACAGCGGTTGCCGGTGGAGTTGAAATCACTGGAATCAAAGATGCAATTAACACCACAACAGAAGCGCAAATGCGAATGATGCAACAGGAAATTGACCTGCTTAAGCAGTTACTTGCAAAAGAAACATCTGTCAATATCGGTGATAGAGACATAGCAAGGGCAAACTTAAGGGGTCAGAAAGCTATGGGATTACAGATTATTACTTAAGAGTGGGATTTATTCCCACTCTTTTTTCTATGGAGGAAAACACAATGATAGCAAGAGCAAGTGATTTCATCATAGTAAACGGAGTACGCTTTCCGTGCCCGGCTCCAGGAATGGAAATAGTTCGGTCGCAGACGGTTGATTCAGGAAGAAATGTAAATGCTGCAGTTGTCGGTCAAAAAGTCGGAAGAAAATTGTGGAAGATAAATAATCTTCAATGGAATGGTTTAGATGCGGAAACATGGAAAGAAATGCAAGATGCGTTAGAGCCATTTTTTGTGCTGGTTACGTTTACTGGGGACGACAATGTAAGACATACACACACAATGTATCCAGGAGACACTACCGGTAAGCCGTTGTTTTTGGATGATATTTTTTATAGGAACTATGAAACGTGTAAATTCAATTTAATTGATTGTGGGTGGGAAGAATGATAAAAGCTTCTAACGCTTATAAGTCTGCAATGCAGAAAAAGATAAGAGACAGAGCATACATATCAATTACTCTCGGTGTAGTAAATGGTGATGCACAAAATACGGCTCATTTTGACGGTAATTACGCATACTGGGGAAACAAGGTTTTGCCGTTTAGAAATGATGCAGAATATACGGAATATGCTACTTTGGAACAAAATTATATGCGTGTAGACGGTCAAATGTATTTTCTTCCGAGAGAGACAAGCGGATTGTACCAGCTACGTAATGCTCCATTAACTACACAAAACATAATGGAAACTGTAAAAGTAACATTCCCACAAGAGTATTCCATCAAAGGACTTACGATAGATTTCGGGAAATATTACCCAACTAGCTTCAAAATTGTTACAGATGAAAAAGAATTAACTTATACAAATAGTAAACACGATTTTTCAACAACAGATGTAATTGGGAACACCACAAATATACAAATAATTCCTATATCTATGGTCGGAGGAAATAAACGGCTTAGAGTAGAAAAAATCGTAATGGGTGTTGGATTGACATATAGAAATAATGATGTGTCAACAGCATCTTTTGAAGAATTTGTTAATGGAATTTCAGCGGAGATTCCATACAGAAAATTATCTGTAACAATACTGGATAAAAACAATGTATACAATGTAGACGATGATAATTCCTTTATCAACTTTCTTGAAACTGGACAAAAAATGGAGTTATCATACGGAATGGTCCTGTCAGACGAAACAGTGGAATGGCATAAAAAATCCACGATGCTTTTGACTGACTGGAACTCTAAAAAAAATCAAATGTCTTTCACCGCGAATGATGTTCTTTCAACTTTGGAAGACAACTATACAATAGGAAACAAAATATACGATAGAACAGCATATGCAGAAGCTATTAGCATTCTAAAAGATGCAGGATTCGAGCCTGACGAGTATTTTGTTGACGATTGTTTAAGAGATGTGAGCCTACACAATCCAATGCCGGAAGCATCTCACAAAGAATGTTTGCAGTTGTTGTGCAACGCTTCAAGATGCATTTTGTTTGTGGATTCTGACGGAAAAGTAAATATTAAAGCAAATTTTGCGAATGTTATAGATCCTGCAGATATGCAGGTTACATCAAACGGAACTGCATGGTGGGGAAATGCCACGAATGTATTATATGGAAACAACAATGTATATGCAGAGTTGACAAGGAATTTTATGCGTGTAGACGGTTCACAACTTTTTCTTCCGAGGAATACCGGTACAGCCATTGAACAGACAGGATATGTTACAAGCAATGTTTCTGATGAAAATGGATTGTTTTCGGAGAATCCAGTGCTTACATTAAAACTTCCTGCAGCATACACGTATTATGGATTGTATATTTCATTCCAGGGTAACCCTCCAAAAGAGATGAAAGTATCTACATATAATGGAGACACACTTATTAAGACTTTCAAATATGATGCTTTGAAAGAAAAATCATTGTTAAATGATGAATTTGAAAACTTTGACAGTATTCGTTTCGAGATAACAAAAGCATATCCTAAAAACAGAGTTTTGATTGATAAAATCAGTTTTGGAGATTTATCTGATTATGAGTTGAAAAAAGACTCTATGACAGAAAATCCTTATGGATACGCAGAAAGAAAAACAAAAGATGTTTTTGTCAAAATATATACATTTCAAAACGGAGAGGATAATACACCGCAAGTAGTTGAAGATAACGTATATCTAAAGAAATCAATTAACAACTCTGGCGAAATAAGGTATTGTGAAAATCAACTTATTTCAACGGAAGATCATGCAAGGACTGTTGCTGAATGGCTTGGGAATTATTATGCGAATAATATTTCTTATGATATTCAATACAGAGGGGATCCAGTGCTGGAAGCTGCTGATATTATTTTCATGGAAAGTGATATTGTAAACAGCTTACAAGTCGAAGTGGAAACACACAAATTAAACTTTAATGGTGCTTTTAGTGGATCATTGCAATTGCGAAGAGCAATGAGAACATAAGGAGGTTGTAATGAAAAAAATAATTAATGGTCTTCTGTATAACACGCAAACTTCTGAAATAATATATGTTGATGAAATGACAAACAGAAAAATATTCAGAACAGAAAAAGGTAATTTTTTCTTGTTTTATTCAAACGGAGAAATAGTTCCCAAAACAAAAGAAGATATAAAAGAGTATTTGGGGCTGAATGATACAGAGAAATATATAGAATTGTTTGGAGATGTGGAGGAAGCATAATGTGGGCAGATCCTAAAACAAATTGGTCTTCTGAATGGAATGGTGAAACATATATAGGAGATTATTTTTTATATACAGATTATAACCGTATTAAAAATAATCTTTTGGAACTAAAAAACACTGCAGAATCTATGTATAAGATATCATCTTTTAATCTTGGAGAGGATAAGGTTGAAGCAGATCTGATTTATGCCGATGAAGTCACTTTATTTGAAACTACGCTGGCAGAAATTAACAGTTCCACTTTCTCATTTCCTGAACAATTTAAAACATGGAAAGAGAATAAATCGGTTCCAACATATGAAGACTGGAACAGGATAGAATCGTTTCAGTTAAAAATATACAATACGCTAGTAGCACAAAGAAAAGCGCAGAACCGACTTGCTTTTACGCTTGGCGGTCAGAAAGGATTTAAGGTGTAATTATGGCAGATTTGAAAACAAACTATGTTGATGATGTATTAGACACAACTAAAAATCAGTTAAGAAAATATCAGCAAATACAAAATGACGATGGAACTGTTTCTTTTGTTGATGTTACCGAATATACGCAAGTAGGAACCTCATTCGGTGCAAAAGACATCAATGATACTAATGCAGCCATAAATGATGTAAATAGGAATTTAAGTGTACGTTATAATACTGACACTGACACTGTACAGATCCTATATAATGGCACTTGGGTAGATTGGAAATCAGGAGAACAAACTGATATACCTCTCTTTATATCTGGTCAAGGTAGTGTAAATACGGATATAAGTGGCGGATTTACCAAAACGAGCGGTAATTATACTGGCAACGTAAATTTAAATGCCATAGTAATGTCTACTACAAATGCAACTAATACGAGTGGATTATATTCCGTAGTCATAGGATCCGGAAAACTCATAGACCACACCGTGTACAAAAAAGTCAAATTCCATGCAACCGTTAGCGGAAGTGGTAGTAATAACGCATATGCAAACTTGAATACCGCTAAAACAAATTATGGAGATAGACTGGCACCTAAGGACGGTTATCAGAGGATTGTAACTGGTGATAATGTACTGGATATATCCGATGCAGCAAGTAACGGATACCTTTGCTTTTTCCTCGGAGTAAATTCTGGCACCGTATCCGTAACTATAGATAGCATCGTTCTCTGCAAATGAGAATGTTTTTAATAGCACATTTATATGCAAAGTAAAATCCCGCTTACTGTACCATTCATAACGAGTGTAGCTTCAGACCATAACTTAAATGATACATTAACCGATCCATTGTCTAAATTTTTCCATATTTGCGCAGTGTGCGACTGAATGTTTGTACCATTAGTAATTATAAATGCAAATGCATTCTTTCCTTTTGGGATCAAATCGGTGACTATAAGTACACCAGAGGATATCTTGCCGTTTGTTATTTCTATTTTTTCTATGCTCGGTACATTGTTTAACTTGCCATTTACAGAAGTAGTGATATCTGGCGGGCGGAGATTAGAAGCAAAAATAAATCAATCAAAAAGAGCATGGTGTAAAAGCCATGCTCTTAATATATTTATCTGATTCCCCAGTCACCGTCATTGTTGACGAAACCAACCACATATCCTATCATGTCATCAATAAGATTTTCCGGGAGTATGCTGTTCGGAGACATAAGCGGAACATATCTCCATTTTCTTACACCATCTTCAATTATATGTGTTTTCACGACAATATATATCCCACCATTACTGGTCACAATACATCGTTCACCGTCTTGCGGCTCACGATCCGCAGCAAGGAGAATAATTTCCCCAGGCAGATAAAACGGCATATAGTAGTCGCACGGAATTTTCACACCGATATAAGCCTTGGATTTTATGTCTTCCGGAAAATTTTCTATGCACATGGGTTCCACAGCATTTGTGGTTGCGATAATTCCATTCATAAGTTGTGGATTAAGGACAGAAATATACTTGTGCGATTTTTCAAGACTGGAATAGATTTTAGCTTGGTGACGTATGAAGTAACGGATAAGGTACAGAGAGTGTTCCGGCAGACTGCGGCATATCTTGACAGATTCCAACATCTTATCTTCCATAGTTCCGCAACCTACCAGTTCGTCTACACTGATTCCAAAGGCTCTGGCAAGCGCAACAGCGGTCGATAGCTTTGTGTCGTTAGAATTACCGTATAGTAGTGAATTAAGCGTAGAATAAGGCAAATTAGCTTCATCAGCAAGCTTGTAAACCGTCATGTCCGGTTCATTGAGAAATTCATGGAGATTCCCACGAAAACTTAACATATAATTTACACGGTTGACTGATAAATGTGTCGAAATTTCTTTGATTCGGTCTTTTTTCATCATGTTTTTTATCCACCTTTCACATGATACACTTTTAACATCCCTTGTTTCAAGGGACTTCAAGTTCTGGCGAGGGCGGTGTTTATTGGCGTTTTCACCGTCCTCTTTTGTTGATATTTTACAACAATAAAAAACGTGCGTCAAATATATTGATTGTTTAGAACATATGTTCTATAATGTGTTTGTTCGCTACTTTAGATTGTGTGGAGAATTAAAGAGAGAGGGGCGTGGTTACGATGGAAAAAGAAATGACAAATGAAGAATACAGAAAAGAGTTGTCAAATATGTTTGGAAGCATAAATGAAAACTATATTTTGCAGTGGTTCTATGAATTTGTAAAAGAAAAAACAAGAGGTGAATAATCACCCCTTGGTATATTTATCGTAAAAAGCTTCCGCTTGAAACAAAAGCATATTGAGCATTTCTGGTGGAAGCTTTTCGGCAATTTTAGCAAGTTTCATCACATCATAATTTTTGCTTATTCTGGCTATAAAAGCTCCGTTCATGTCTATGTAATCTCTATTTAATCCAAATGATTCTACAAAAGTGTTTATATTATTTTCCGGCACAAATCCCTTGTTGATAATCTCAACAAGGCATTTCTTATAATAACCCATTCTGTCAATGAGATTAGTGCTACCAACATTGTTATAAATATAATCAGAATATCGCACTTTCAAATAATCGGTCAAATCATTTTCAAAGTCAAATGTTCCATCTTCTAATTTAATTTTATAGTCTACTCGTTTTTTTATAATATCCTTATATGGAACCAAGTCTATATTTAATTTTTCTGCTGCTTCTATAGTTTTATGAACATTTTCGTGAATAGCACAATCAAAGTCATCAAATGGATTGTATTCTGTTCCACATTCTTCACAAACAATTTTATCAGTTTTTCCCATTAAGAAGTCCATAGATACTCCAAAGTATTCACAGACTTTTTGAGAGGTCTTCGGATCTGCCATAGAATTTTTCTTTTTCCATGTGCTTAAAGTAGAAGAGTTAACACCAGTATCTTTACCAAACCTATATGGTGTAATTCCTTTTAATTCACACAATTTTTCGAAAGTTTTGTACATAATATCACCTCTTAAAAAATATTTCGGTATAACGAAATAGACTATTGACAACTTCGGTTTAGCGAGATATACTATGTACATACCTCGGCAAAACGAAATATAAAAATAGTTTCTAGAAAAATACTTCGTTAAAAAGATGTAACTCGTTCGACAAAGGAGATTATATCACTAAACCGAGGTATATACAAGTATTATTTACGGAAAGGAGTGATATTTTGGCACAAATGTTTACTTGTGAAGAGGTAGCAGAGAGATACAAGGTAAAAGTCATTACTGTTTGGGAATGGATTCGTCAAAAAAAACTTGGGGCAATCAAGTTAGGAAGAGAATACAGGATCACAGAGGATGACCTTGTGGCATTTGAAGATTCAAGAAGAGTTAAAACTGAATAGAAAGGAGAAACATGGAAGAATTACAAATTTTTAATAATGAAGAATTTGGAACAATCAGAACAGCAGAAATCAACGGTAAGCCTTACTTTGTGGCTTCTGATGTTGCAACAGCACTTGGATATGCAAACCCCAGAAAGGCAGTCATAGACCACTGTAAGGGAGTAACGAAACGTGACACCCCTACATCTGGTGGTAAACAAGAGTTGTCATACATAAATGAGGGTGACGTTTACCGCCTTATTATGAGATCGAAGTTGCCATCAGCGGAGAAATTTGAATCGTGGGTTGTGGATGAAGTGATCCCGTCCATCAGAAAGAATGGTGGGTACATAGCAAACCAAGAGAATATGACCCCAGAGCAGATTGTAGCGAATGCACTTATCGTAGCACAGAACATTATTTCGCAGAAAGATAAGCAAATCGAAGAAATGCGACCGAAAGCAGATTTCTTTGATGCAGTTGCAGACAGCAAGACTGCAATTTCCATGAATGAGGTTTCAAAGGTATTGGGAATCAAAGGGCTCGGACGTAACAACCTATTTGAATTTCTTCGTGATAATGCAATCCTGGATAGATGGAATGTGCCATATCAGAAATACATTGATTGCGGATGGTTTCGTGTAATAGAGCAGAAATACACCAAGAATGGAGAGGAGCATATATCTATAAAAACACTTGTTTATCAAAAAGGTGTTGATGCAATCAGAAGAAAAATAGAAGCACAGCGAAGTGCTTAAATGAAAGGAGATATTTCAGTGAATAGCGGAATCTGTAAAAATGTAAGAAAAGCAAATTATGATAGAGGACTTAAATATGGCAACAAAGTACTTCATGGTAGTGATTTAAGGGATTTGGTAGGGCTTACTGTTTCGGATGTAAATTCCAACGCTGATGATGCAGAAGTCGTTGTATGGTTTGAAAGCAATGAACGAAATGTTGCTGTTTACTTAAGGGATGATTGTTTAGATGGACAACACATTGCAATCATTGACCATGCAAATGAAGAGGAAGAATCAAAGTTTCTTCTCAGACCTGTTACGGAAAATGACATAAAAGAATTTTCTTCAATGGTTTTGTATTATACAGATGATGTTTTTGGAGAAAACGATGAAAAAACCGGAGCACACTATGTATACTGTAATGATTTGGAATTAGAAGAATCAGAATTTTTCAAAGTAAAAAGTCTGTATGTCTTCCAAGATGGAAGAATTTTAACAGAAAGGTAAGTAGTGATATGAGAACAACATTGAAGCTGTTTATTCCTATTATAATAGCACTCTCCATCACATTTACATCCACGGCACAGCCAGCCGGTAGTTTTATCTCCGAGGAAGCGCAGGAATCGTGTGTAAAGTACGGTGAGGAATACGGCATCTGCCCGGAACTGCTCATGGCAATGATCGAGAAAGAATCTTCCGGCAGACCGGATGTGGAAAGCGGCGGGTGCAAAGGTTTGATGCAGATTTCTGACAGATGGCATAAAGACCGAATGGAGCGTTTGGGAGTGACGGACATCTACTCCGTGGACGGTAATGTTCATGTGGGAGCCGACTACTTGTCGGAATTGTTTGAAAAGTACTGTGATGTAGGAATTGTACTCATGGTTTACCACGGAGAGAAGAACGCAGCTACAAAGACAGAATTAAGTGATTACGCAGACTGGATATTAACCAGGAGCGCAGAACTGGAAAGGATGAATGGAAAATGACGAACAGAGAGAAGTATGCGGAACAGATTCTTGATATTGCCGTGACTGGTAACTCTATTGCTCTTGACAAATGCGGAATTTTACATAAATGCAGTGTATTGAAATGTGGTGATTGCACATTTGGAGATTTAGGTGATTGTCAATCATGCTATGAAAAAGTTAAAGAATGGTCAGAGAAGGAATATGTTGAACCACCTGTTGTTGATTGGTCTAAAGTGCCTGTGGACACAAAAGTATACGTAAGAGATTCCGACAGTGCATATTGGAACCATAGATATTTTGCAAGATTTGAAGATGGGAAAATATTTACATGGGCTAATGGTACTACTTCTTTTTCGGCTAAAGGCTTTGATGATGTAACATGGTGGAATCAAGGAAAACTTGCGGAGGATACCGTATGAGTGCCAAAAAGCGGTTTACCGTCAAAGGGTGCATCGGAAAGATATTTTACAGTCCGAAAGAGTGGGAAGTTGACCGTGAAACAGCATTCTATTACAGAATTGTAAACCGCAATACCGGGAAGAAAAAATGGTTAAGAAAGGAGTATTTTTATGCAGAAGCGACAGATTATCCCCATCGTCCGTGCGAATGAGATTCTGATTGCAAGACTGTTAGATGCAGGAATCTTGTATATCAGCGAAGAGGACGACATGATCCACGTAACAGAAGACTGAAAGCCGGAGGAGTGAGGAAATGGAAAGGAAGATAAGAAAAATCTTGGTAGAACTGGGGCTGAAACAGTACTTGCCGGGATTTCAGTACATCATCGAGGTTGAAACGCTGATGTTTGAGAACCGAAACAGAAGACTTTCTGAAATCTACCGGATTATCGGAGAGAAACACAGCACAAATGAAAAAAGCGTGTACAGCGCAATCAAGTGGGTTGTAGATAAGATGAACCCAAGCACAGAGCTATACAAGGAGATCAATGAGACAGACAAGCCGGTCTCAATCTATATGTTTGTTAATTCACTGTATTTATATCTTTGGGAGGATAGAAAAAATGAGGATTAAGCACATCTTTTTGCAGAATTTCTGCAAATTCTATGGTTCTAACGTAGTGGACACCAATTTATACGACCGGACAGAGGTTTCCGGGGTGAATGAAACCGGTAAGTCCACAATCAAAAAAGCAATTCAGTATATTTTTGGATGCCGTGACGAGAACGGCAGAGAAATTACCGGAATCAGACCGCACGATAAGGACGGCAATGACATTGACGGAGATATTACCGAAGAAGTTACCGTGGAGATTGGTGGTACAGACAAGGTTCTGAAAAAAGTATGCCGTCAGAACTTCAATAAGAAAGGCGAGTTTACCGGCAATGTCACGGATTACTATGTGAATGATATTCCAAAAAAGGCAGCAGATTTTGAAGCATTTTTGGAAGAGAGTGTATGCGGAAAAGATAAGTTTTCACTTTGCATCAATGCCATGACACTTCTGCTGAAAGGTGGCACGGATCAGAGAGCCATTCTTGCTGATATGTTTGGTCAGCACAGTAATGATGACATTTGCAATCAGTTTCCGGAGTTTGAAGCATTAAGGACTGTTCTGCAGGACGGCACTGTTGATGAACTGAAAAAGCGTTGCAATACGCAGTTGTACGGCACAAGGGGAAGAAATGGAACTAAGGGCTTGCAGGATCTGTTAGATGAAATTCCGAGCCGTATTGACGAGGTGAGCCGTCAGAGAGTGGATATTGACCTTGCGGATCTGGAACTGAAAAAGAAAGCTTTAATGGATAAGCTGTCAGAGAACATTAAGCAGCAGACAGATACGCAGAACAGTATGAAGTCCTACGATAAGCTTTCTGATGGAATTATTGAGTTAAAAGGTCAGTTGAGTGCATTACAGCAGAAAGCAAATGAAAAACTGGATGCGGACAGAAGAGATAAGCACACAACACTGAATCAGATTCAGAATGAGCATCAGAAAGAGTTGCTTAAGGCAGATACCATTCGTGAAGAGATCACGGAACTGGAAAAGCGTATCGCACAGTATGAGCAGAAGAGACAGGAATTGAAGAAGAGTTGGGATTTGAATAAAAGCCTTAAATTTGATGAAAACTCTCTGATTTGCTCATACTGTGGACAGGAATATCCGGAAGAGAAAAAAGAGCAGTTAAGAACGGAGTTTGATACGCATAAGGCACATGAATTGGAACTTATTACTAAAGAGGGTTCTTCCTGCGCTGAACATATCAAAGCGGATCAGGAAGAACTGGAGCATAAGCGTGAGGAACTGAAAAAGACCGAGGATGAAGTGGAGCGGTTGGAAAAAGAGATTGCCATTGCCGATAATGCATTAAATTCCATTCCGGCAAGCGTGGATATTTCCAACACAGAAGAATACAAAGCTATCCAGTCACAGATTGCTGAGAAAGAAGCTTCCATGAACAAATTCACTGACATGAATCTTCTCAGAATCCAGTTAAAAGGTGATGAAGAGCAGATCCGCAATGATATTTCTGTGGTTGATAAGTCTTTGGCGAGTGTAAGCATTAACGAGAGTGTGGATAAGCGTATCACAGAACTGGAACAGGAGCGCAAGAACATTGCACAGAAGATTACGGATGTGCAGGCACAGCTTGACCTGTTAAAGAAATTCAGCCGGAAGAAGAACGAACTGTTGGAAGCTGATGTGAACAAGTATCTTTGCTTCTGCACTGTGCGGATGTTCAGACCTCTTGTGAATGGTGACACGGAAGAATGTTGTGACTTTACATACCGTGGAGAGCCTTACAGCCGGAACATGAACCACGGAGCAAGGATTCTGACGGAAATTGACATTTGCAATGCGTTTCAGAAGCGGTGCGGTGTGGAATTGCCTATCATGGTTGACGATACCGAGAGCCTTGACCCTTGGAAGATTCCTGATGTTGACAGTCAGTTGATTATGTTCCGCAGAAGTGATGATGCGAGTCTGAAAGTGGAGGAAGCGAAGAATGCCTAATAATGATTATGATATGGATAAAAAAGTTGAGATTTCTGCTGATGAAATGTGCAAGGTAATTGCAAAAGTAATGGCAGAAGAGCCGTTTGATTCTTTAATTGAAGAAGACCCACTTATGTTAATGACTTTTTCCATGTTTGGAGCAAAAATTTCTGCAAAATTATTTGCAGATAAGATAAAGAAAGGAGCTGCGGAGAATGCAGATTAAGAAAGAGACAGTCATTTCTGTTCTGACAACAAGAGGAGAAACAATCAATGCCGGTGACACCGTGATATTCAATTTTGATGACAAGTGTTGCGTGGGAGTGTACCTGGGACTTTCAGACCGTGGAGCCTTGAAATTCAAAGGCAAGATTGCTGATACGGATGTGACATTCCATGTGATGCCTAGAAGCATCAAGGAGATTTACAAAGCTGATGTGACAGTGCATCAGGGAGTTGCAAGTGGCTTTATGAATGAGCCGGAAAGCGAGGAAGAATAAGATGGAAAAACATAAATTTAAGGTTGGAGACAGAGTAAAAGTAAAAAAGGATATTGTTACACTCAACAGAAGAACTGTGGGGAAATGCGGAACAGTCAAAGAACTATTGACGGATAATTACTGCTCGGTTGAGTTTGACGAATTTGTAGGCGGTCATGATTGCAATGGATTCGCCAAAGAAGGGCACGGATGGAATCACGCAGAAGATGCGCTTGATTTAGTTAAAACTCAGAATGAAACCATCGTCATCTACCGCAATGACAACAAAGTAGTTGCGTTGGACAAATCCACTGGCGAGAAAGCAGAAGCTAACTGCAATCCTGCTGATGAATTTGATTTCCGTACTGGTGCTAAGTTGGCTTTTAATAGGCTGATGGGCGAAGATGTGAAGCTTGATAACGGTGTTCGTGAGGTGAAGAGAAAAGCTAAGGTAGGTGAGTACGTCAAGGTTGTTAATGAGAAGTCTGTTTTTAATACTTATAAAAACGGAGATATTTTCAAAGTAACTTATGTTACAAAAAGCGGATGCCTTTGTAAAAACTCTGAGAAACAGTTTGGTTTATGGCACGAAGAGTACGTTGTCCTTGAAAACTACAAACCGGAAGAGAAAGTGCAGGAACAGAATGACAGCGAAATCAATGTCGGTGACATGATAGAGGTAACACGAAGCGGTGGTTGTTATTCAACGTACGATACATGGAGTGGACTTGGAAGTTATAGGCAAAATTATGTTTGTGGAGTTTCTGTTGAAGAGGGTATGGTTGCAAAGGTTTTGAACATTGCACAGCACGATAGAATCCACAATAAGCGAAAACCGCTTGTACTTATTCAGAATCCAAAAACAAGCCAGGTATTCATCATCGGAATTGACGGCATCAAAAAGGTAGAAAGGTAGGTAGAAAAATGGCAGACGAAAAGAAGCAGGAAGTAATGACACAGGAAAAGGCAGAGGTAAAGGAAAGCAAGAATAAGGTTACAGATTACAGTCTTGGGATTTTTGGAACATCCGACAATTTTATTATGGCAATGCAGATGGCAAAGGCACTGGCTGATTCAACGATTGTTCCGCAGACATATCAGAAAAATCCGTCTAACTGTTTGATTGCCATTGAACAGGCACAGAGAATGCACATTAGCCCTCTGATGGTTATGCAGAACCTTTATCCGATACAGGGCAGACCTAGTTGGAGTAGTAAGTTTTTAATCGCATCTATTAACGCAAGCAGAATGTTTGACATGGAGTTGCAGTATGACGAGGTAAAGGATAAAGATGGAAAGCCTTATTCATGCGTAGCGTGGACTATGAAAAACGGTCGAAGAGTTGAGGGTATGGAAGTCAATATGCAGATGGCAAAGGACGAGGGATGGCTTGATAAGAATGGAAGTAAATGGAAAACCATGCCACAGTTAATGCTCCGGTACAGAGCAGCATCGTTCTTCTCTAGTCTGAATTGCCCGGAACTGACAATGGGTATTTACACAAAAGAAGAAATCGAAGATGGAGATTTCAAGGAATATCCGATGGAACCCATTCAGGAACAGGTTCACAGGGAGATTCAGAATAACGCAAACACTGTTGAGTTTGAGGAAGTACCGCAGACACCGCAGACCGCAGAGACGGACATTGCCAGCGCAGAGACACCGGATTGCTTTAAGTAGGAGGTTGCCATGAGAGTTATATCGCAGGATGGGGCGATTGATGTTCCGTATGAAAATTTTGTCTTTGGAATTATAGAAGATAATTCCATTGTTGCAATAAGAGATACCATTGCCCGACCATCAGAAATTGCGCAGGGTGTTGTTGCTACATATTCCACCGCAGAAAAAGCAAAGAAAGCCATGGAAATGCTTAGAGAACAGTACAAAAAATACGTTGGAGCTTCTGTTAATATATATGGCTGTTTTCAGTTTCCAAACAATGATGAAATCGAGGTACAAAATGAAGCTTAAATGTTTAGGTTCCGGTTCGTCCGGTAACTGCTATCTTCTGACGGCAGATAACGGTGAAACACTTTTACTGGATGCAGGACTTCCTATCATGGACATAAAACGTGGTCTTAACTGGAATATTAAGTGTGTTGTGGGTGCGATATGCACCCATACGCACAAAGACCACTCATTATCCGTATCAGACCTTGAACACATGGGAATAAAGGTGTGGCAACCGCAGTCAGACCATTCAGAACGTGAAAGACAGATGGGAAAATTCCACATATTCTGCTTTCAAGTGCCACACAACGGCACAGAGAACTACGGATTTTTGATTATGGTTGACAATCAGAAACTTCTGTATCTGACAGACCTTGAATATTGTTCGTATGTGTTCAAAAAACAGCGGTTAGACCATATGCTGATCGAGTGCAACTATCAGAAGAAATATGTTGACATGGATGCACCTAATTACGTTCACAAGGTCAAAGGTCACTGCGAACTGGAAACCTGCAAAGGAATTGTTGGAGCGAACAAATCAGATGCCTTGCAAAAAGTCATATTGTGCCATTTAGGCGGTGATACAACCGATTCTGATGAATGTGTAGCAGAGGTAAAAAATATTGCTCCATTGGCGAATGTGGACGTTGCAGCAGCAGGCAAGGAATGGATTTTAAGGAATGGAAAGGAGTGTCCATTTTGATTGAGTGGAGTTTAATATCTAAACTTATGAATTGCTTTCCGAATAGTGTTGTAACAATCGAAGTAGAATTTATAGCACATATCGAAAGCAACACATATTTTATATTGAAAGATTGTAAAACAGAAATGGATGTGAAGTGTAAAGTTTTGGAATGGTTTTCAAGGGCAGCATACAAAACAGAACCATACAGCACTAAAAAGAGCAATGACAAATTCCATAAATTCATTTTGCAAGGAATAAATGATTTTTTGGGTACTACTTTTTCAGAGAAAGATATGGAAAAGATATACACATATTTGGGAAACAGATGTAACCATGAAAAAACAATAAGTTTTGTCGCCAGCGGATATGATATGAGCGTTTTAGAAGAATAGGTGGTGATTTTTTGAGTGGTGGAAGTTTTGATTATTTGTGCTACAAAGATGTTCCGGAGTTGATGGAGCCGTCAAGTATCTCCAACCTTGAAAGCATGGTTCAGCACTTGCAGGAGTACGGTTACGAGGACATAGCACGAGATACACAGCGGTTGATTGAGTACATCCAGTCGGCAAGTATCAGAATTGAGGTTTTGAGTGAGAATCTTAACGATGTTTTTTCATGCGGTAGAGTGGCATGAGAGCGGAGATATTAGCAGAGAGACCATGATTGAAAGACTGGAAAATTACAGAAATGGAGGTGCGAATGTCTGACACATTTTATAGACCACTTACACCGCAATTAAGAAGTGAAATAATGAAGGGCATTGATTCCAACATATCCGAACTGAATACCTGTCAAAGCAATGCTTTAGTCAATATGCAAAAAACAGGATATGGTGCATTGAGAAATATTATAAATGCCTTGCCGGACGGATATTTGATTCCATTTGAAAGGCGGTGATTCGGTTGGCTGATTGGAAGAATATAGCAAAAGCAAAATCCATAGAGAGAAAGAATCGTGAAAGAATACTGGCGGTCAATCCACACGTTGACGATGGAAGTGGAATTTACTTTCTGACAAGAATAGACGAGGACGGTTTTCGTTTTGCGTATGTTGGGCAGGCGGTACACCTACTCCAAAGACTGGCAGGACACCTTAATGGGTACCAGCACATTGATTTATCCATGAAAAGCCACGGATTGTATTCTGTGGAAAATATATACGGTTGGAAAATCGGATTCTTACATTATCCGGTAGAAGAACTGGACAAGTGGGAGCAGTACTGGATTAAGCGTTATGCGGACGAGGGTTACCAACTTCGCAACAAAACAGCCGGTGGTCAAGGTGATGGCAAGAAGCAGATCGCAGAGTACCGACCGGGAAAAGGTTACCGTGATGGACTGGCACAAGGGAAAATCAACCTTGCAAGGGAACTGTCGAACATTGCCGACAAGCATCTGGTCATCAGTTTGAAGCCTGAGAAGCAGAACAATTCCGTTTCACAAAGACAATTTGTTCGGTTTATGGAACTTTTGCATGGAGAAAAGGATGGTAAAAGTAATGAATAAAACAGACTATGAAGTACTTTTACAATACGTTGAAGAAACTGACAAGGAGTTTTATGAATCTCTTTCTACTCAAAAACAAATTATGTATCTTTGCTATCAATATGGAACTAGATCTTTTAAAGAGTACTTGTTTAAGTATAGATTTCAGCAAGTATGCAATAAATTAAAGGAGTTTTTCAGAAAATGGTGAAATACGAAGATGAATGCTGCGGATGTGCCACTGAAAGAACTTGAAAATCACAGAACTTGGAGGTGATACATAAAATGCCAAAACGATATGACAATCCGCAGGAAATTTTGAAAATTATGCGGCAGACAGAACTTTTGAAGCAGTCTGCGGAGAGGAGTCCATTCACCGGAATACTGACACTGTTCTGCTAGACCTTGTGGAAAGACTATAAGTACTCACAGACGAGACTTTCCGACTTTTGCGGTAAATTCACCGAATACAATGAAAAGTACGAGAATGAGCCTTATACGGAGTTACAGAGTAGGCTTAACGATTTTGCAGACTGGACGATTGAGTACAAGGAATTTACCGAAGCTGATTATCCACATTACAAGTCGGTTGTAGCGCAGAAATGCATCAGGGAACAGGTCAGATGTAACAACCTTATCAATGAGTTGTCCACAAGGTACATCCTATATGGAATGGTGATTCTTATGGAAGATGGATTCGGTAAGAAGAAGCTGACGAATTTCAAGGATAAGTTTTCTGACCACATGGACAAAGCCGGAGACAAGTGCAACGGAAAGGATTTCATGGACTTGTGGAGAGAACTGGTGGAAAACACCGGAATCTATATTGAGAAGCCTATATTTGACTAAGGAGTTCTAAATGGCAGAAAAAAGAATGTTCAGCGCAAAAATAATTGAGAGTGATGCTTTTTTGGATATTCCTGCTACGGCTCAAATGCTTTATTTCCATATCTGTATGAACGCTGATGATGACGGATTTGTAAACAACCCACGGAAAATCATAAGGATGTGCGGTGCTTCAGAAGATGATTTGAAATCCTTGATAGACAATAGATTCCTTTTATCTTTCGATAGTGGTGTTATGCTTGTAAAACACTGGCGCATTCACAACTACATTCCACCGGATCGTTACAAGCCGTCATGCTATATGGACGAAAAAAGCAAAATAGGTGTGAAACTAAACGGATCATACACTACAGACCCTAAAAAGATGGTTTCCCCAGTAGAGGGAAATCCGAAAAAGAGTTGTTACGACAAAGAAATCAAACTTGATAAGAGGTGATATAAATGCAGATGACAGGATATGAACTGTTGGCGAACTATGAAAAAGCAGAGGACAAGGACAAACAGATTCAGATTCTTGCGGATTTGAACCACATCCCAGTTGACATGGTGCGTTTTGTGATTGACAACAGAGAGAAATTCGATGTTTCAGAGACACCATTGTCCACAGAAGAATTTGCAAAGTGGTGTGAGACGGAACTTGACCGTGTGGATGCTCATATCCATGCACAGGAAATATATTACAGAGAAATTTGCAATGTATACAGAATCGCAAGTACATACGGAAAAAGGAGTGTAGCTGTATGAGAGAGGGAACAGGAAACTTTCAGAACGGTGACTTACTCTACATGGCTACACATCCGGTTGCTGATGCTATTAGAATCGGACGCACGAAGCCGTATGAGTGCAGCTATCCGGCAATGTCGGAGAAACCAAAGATACATGCAGGAAGAAGTGAGAACCATGAAGATATATGCCGTGAAGAATGACAATGACAGCTACCCGAATATTGGGGATGGACTGTTGGAAGTCTCAGAAAGCCGACCGACATTTTTCCGGTTGGTGGGGAGTAACCGGCATTACCAGTACAGAGATTTTACTTTTTATGACCGAAACGGAGTGCCGATACCGAAGCAGTTTTTAAGAGTGTGAGAAAGGAGTGGATGCAAGATGAAGTTTATCGTGACTTTATCAGATATGGTTGGAGTGGTATTGATCGCATTGTTGGTTTTTGTATGGATAATCTTTGGAATGATTATATTGGTAAACATTGTGAAAGATAACATCAAGTACAGGATCGACAAATGGAAAAGAGAAAGAGAAGTCATGAAGGAATGGGAAAGGATCAATGATGGAGAGACTGACAGAAAGAACTGCTGATGGAATTTTGGTAAAGGAGAATCACGGTGAAAATGGATTAAGAACATTTTATCAGTGCTTTGAAGAAAAGCCGAATGATAAATATACAAATTGCGATGGAGGATATTGCGCAATAGAGAAGCTGGCAGCCTATGAGGATGCCGAGGAGCAGGGATTGCTACTGCGATTTCCTTGTAAAGTGGGAGATAAAATTTTTCTTGATTTTGCAGGATTTGGAAAAGATATAGACGAGTTTACAGTTAAAGACTTCCATTTGGATTGTTTTGAAGATGGAGAAATTATACTGTATTGCGATTATGAATCAAACGATAAGACTTTATCTGGCCAAATTGATGTAATGGAATTTGGTAAAACAGTATTCCTCACAAAAAAAGAAGCAAAAGCCAAGCTGAAAGAAATGGAAGGTGAGGAATGAAGAGAGAAGAAGCTATCAAGGATTTGGACATTATTAGGTTTAATCCTCATTGGGATGAGCTTGTAAATGAAGAATATTGGCAAGAACTTATGGAAATGGCAATCACCGCCTTGCAGAATCAGTCGGTTTGGATTCCGGTAAGCGAGAGACTGCCGGAAGAATCTCTTAATAGCGTAATTGGATGGGATACATATCGAAACCGTTGTTGCTTTGTACAATATTTGGGAGGACGGTTTGTTCTCGGTGATGATATTGATAGCGTAAATGTCACAGCCTGGATGCCACTGCCGGAGCCGTACAGGGAAAGTGAGGTAGAAGATGGCGAGATGTAATAACTGCAAGAATTTAGAAACAAAGGATAATGGGTTTGATGCGTACTCATGGTGTGAGAAAATCAACGACTGTCCGCATGAGGACATAGAAAGAGACTGCGAGCACTACGTACCTATGATCAACGCAGACCGGATCAGGAGCATGACTGACGAGGAGTTGGCGATGGAGCTATTATGTGTACTGCGGAATTTAAGAAAGAAAGTGAGGAATGAGGATGCAGGATAGATATTTATTCCGTGGAAAGCGGATTGATAACGGGGAATGGGTAATTGGAAATCGTATTGATGATGGTGTAACAGGGCAAGTATTTATTCATACAGTTGGTAACTCGGTAAATGAGAGTGATAAGGTCGGAGAAGAAGGATGTTTGCAGTTTGTGGCATTTGAGGTAGCCCCAGCCACAATCTGCCAGTGCACAGGCGTGAAAGACAAGAACGGTAATCTGATTTGGGAGAATGACATTGTTGCTTACTGGGATTCATACAGTACAGAAAGCGGACTGGCAGAAGCAGATTGCATCGGTAAAGTCGTATGGGATGATGAAACAATTTCCTTCCAAGTGACAAACAGATTATCTGCTGAAAGCTATGAAGTTTTAGGTGATGAATGTTCAGTGATTGGGAATGTATTTGACAATCAGGAACTGTTGGAGGAGTAATATGGCGACATGCAAACGCAAAAATCGTAATTGTCGGTATGAGTATAATCAAAATTCTTACCAGTGCAAGAAATGTATTGAGGAAAAATTAAATCAATATCCGATTACTTGTGAAGATTGTCATTACGGTGGTTGGGGAATATGCAATAAAAGAGGTAAGAATCAGCGGAGAATGAGACCTTGTGAGGATTTTAAATGGAGTTAAGGAGGAGTAGCCATGACGGAGAATGAAGCAATAAGAGAATTTCAAAATATTAAACCTCATAGTGGAATGATTCCAGTGCGTATGGCAGAAGCGGTAGATATGGCAATCAAGGCACTAGAAGAGGTGCAGCAGTATCGACAAATCGGAACAGTTAGCACCTGTAGGAATACTGTTGGAATCTGTAAAGCTATGATCAATCGTGGGATAAATCCGGATAATATCACAGAATGCATAAATTTTGAGTATAACTTAGTGCAGAGAGGGTACGACCTAAAAAAGCTGATTGAGATGATAGATGAGCATAAGCAGCAATTCCAGATAGGCACGGTGGAGGAATGCCGTAAATCAGTAGAAATCTGCAAATCTATGATTGGGAGAAACATCACACCGGAGAACATGGAAGAATACATGAAATTCGAGGATGAATGTATAAGTAAAGGATTTACATTTAATAGCCTGTTGGAAGCAAGAGAGAAGCAGACGGCGAAGAAACCGGATTGCGAGGGAGACGGATACTCAGACGGACAGCTTGTATACGATACGTGGATTTGCCCTTGCTGCGGTCAGCATTACGAGGTTGATTGCGATAGATATGATTATTGCCCGAATTGTGGACAGCACATTGATTGGAGGGATGAAGAATGAGTGAAAGCCTTAAGCCATGCCCGTTCTGCGGCGGGGAAGCAAAAATTAAAGCAGCTACAAAATCTTACAGTTTTACCATTTGGTGCGCATGTAAATGCGGTGCAAGGACAGAGGGATTTTGCCCGGACACAAACAAAGAGGATGACACTATGGAGAATATCGAGGAATGTAAGAAAAGAGCCATAGAAGCATGGAACAGGAGGGCGAACGATGAAAATACTAATTGATATTCCAAAGGCATTTGAAGTGGACTATAACACAGACCGATTTGCAGAGTTCTTCCAGCGTTGTCTTGCGGATATGAATACCTGCTGTGGTAACTATGAGCAGGAGACCGCAGAGATGATGGAAAAGGCATTCGCAGAGAGCAGACTTTACGACCCGGACAAGGTTGTGAAGCAGTTGGAAGAACGCACAGCATTCCTTAAAGACTGTACGAAGTATGGAAATAAGACAGCAGAGCAGCAGTCAAAATCCTACGACACTATGATGATGTACGAAGTCAAGGATTTGGTAGATGATTTGTTGGAGATTGTAAAGGCAGGTGGTGTAGATGCGAAAACCGATTCCTAAATCAGTTAGAAAATTAGTGTACGCGAAATACAACGGTCACTGTGCTTACTGTGGCTGTGAGATACCGGAGAAAGGTTTTAATGTAGATCATTTGCATTGCATCAGAAATTATGAGTACACCGAAGAATTTACCGGAATTTACGTACACGGCATAAGTAATCTGATGCCGTCCTGCGGTTCATGCAATCGTTATAAGGCAACAATGGATTTAGAGACATTCAGAAAACAGTTGCAGAAGATACCTGACAGACTGAAAAGAGATGTTTGTACATATAATATCGCAGTCAGATTCGGTATGGTGCAGGAAAACAGAGAACCGATAAAGTTCTATTTTGAGAAAGTAGGTGGAGCAGATGCAGAACATTGATTACACCGCCCTGTACGAGCAGAATGAGGACTTCAAGAGGTACGTTGACCGCTACTGTACCAAGCACCGAATCAGCGTTGCAGAAGCCTTACAGCACTACCTGGTGCAGATGGCGGGCAGGATGTACAAGGAGCAGGAAGAAACGATTGTAAGAAAGGAATAACGAATGCCCGGTAAACCGTGGAGACATGAACACAGAAATATTCCCGGATTGTGGAATCATGTGCTATTTAGCACAGAAATAAGAGAAAGGAGCCGTAATGGATTTTGGATATTACAACATGGATTGCATGGATGGGATGAAAGAGTTCCCGGATGGTTACTTTGACCTTGCGATTGTGGATCCACCGTATGGCTTACATGAGCATGGTGGAAAAAATAGGAATACATATGTTAAGCAGAAAAATGGAACAAAAACATATGTAAAGGACGGACAGTACGAAAACAGAGGGTGGGACAATGAGCCACCCTCTAGGGAATACTTCGAGGAATTGTTTCGGGTATCCAAAAATCAGATTATATGGGGTTGCAATTACTTTGATTTTACTTTGGCTGGTGGTCTTATTGTATGGGATAAATGCAATGATGGTTCTGACCAGTCGGATGCAGAGGTGGCATTCTGCAGTTTGACTAAAAGGATAGACATATTCCGGTATATGTGGCGTGGAATGTTCCAGGGAAAGTCAATTACTGAAGGAACTATTCAGCAAGGTAATAAGTCGTTGAATGAAAAACGTATACACCCTACACAAAAGCCAGTGGCACTATATGAATGGCTTCTGAACCGCTATGCAAAGCCCGGAGACATTATCTTGGACACTCATGTAGGCAGTGCCAGCAGCTTGATAGCCTGCTACAGAACCAACCATCCATATGTTGGCTTTGAACTGGACAAGCATTATTATGATTTGTCCAAAAAGAGATTAGATGCAGAAATGGCACAAATGCGATTATCTGATTTTATGCCGGAGGTGATGGCATGATTCAGATGAGCATTTTTGACCTGATACGTGAACAGATACGTATTACAAAGCCTATAAGGCTGATAGAACTGTTTGCCGGATATGGTTCGCAGGCAATGGCACTGGAAAGAATCGGTGCAAAATTTGAGCATTACAGAGTTGTTGAGTTTGATAAGTATGCCGTAGCAAGCTACAATGCGGTGCATGGCACAGATTTTCATACAATGGACATAACAAAGGTTCATGCGGATGATTTGAATATCTGCGATACTGAAGCCTTCACTTACTTACTTACTTACTCGTTTCCATGCACCGATTTATCGGTTGCCGGGAAACAAGCAGGCATGAAAAAAGGTAGTGGCACAAGGTCCGGTCTTTTGTGGGAAGTGGAGCGTATTCTGAAAGAGATAAGAGATGGTGGCGGTGAGTTACCGCAGATTCTGTTCATGGAGAACGTTCCACAAGTACATGCCGATGCAAACATGGTAGATTTTCAAAACTGGATCGATTTTCTGACAAGTCTTGGATATGTAAGTTACTGGCAGGACTTAAACGCAAAGAACTACGGAGTGGCACAGAACCGTGAAAGATGCTTCATGTTTTCATTTTTAGGAGAATATTCATATAATTTTCCTGAATCTATACAACTTACAAAAAGAATACGTGATTATCAAGAAGAAGTGATTGATGACAAATTCTATGTAAGTGATAAGGCATTGAAAGGATTTGTGGAACACGCAAAAAAGCAGAAAGAAAAAGGAAATACTTTTCATGCAGTGATTAAAGATGTTGATGACATTGCATCAACAATATCAGCTAGATATTACAAAGATGGTTCTGATTGTCTTATAAAAGTTGCTGGAAAAATAAATTCATCGCAGGACGGAAAAGTTGTTTATACAGATGGAATCGCATCTACACTTACAGCCGGTCATTACAATGTACCAAAAATAGCAGATACAGCAATGATAAAATTATATGAAAGTGTGAAATTACAACATATTATTCGAAAGCTGACACCGAGAGAATGCGGACGTCTCATGGGAGTATCTGATGAAGATATCTCCAAGATGGCAGCGGTCAACAGCAACACACAACTTTACAAGCAGTTTGGTAACAGCATCGTGGTTGATGTGATGTGTGAAATGTTCAAAAACTTAAATATTGAGCAAGGGAGTGAAATCAGGAACTAAAAAGTGAAATTGATATTTGAGTTGTTGCTTGGGAACTCAAAAGCAAGTTACTAGTTGGGAAAATTGAACTACCGAGGAAAATTCGGTAGTTCGGCAAGTTAAAAGGTGGTGAAAATTATGGCTATAAATGCAAAATGTAATGACTGTGAGGAACCTACAAAATATGTGGTTGGCTTTTTCGATGGCAAGAATGGAATCCACGGTTGCCTTTATGATTGCCACAACGAGGAATGCACAATAAAGCAAATAATGGAAGCATCTGCATCGAAAGACATTCAGGAAAGAGCGAAAATACAACTTGCTAACGGTGACAAGGATATGTACGCAGGCTATATTGCAGCACTCAGAAGAGATGCGAAAGTGTCCATATTTAAGATGGCACAGATTGCCGGATGCTCTTCTGCGGAATACAGTGCGTACGAGCACGAGCGGAAAGAATTCGATCCGAAAGTGTATCAAAGATGCAAAGAGTACCTGAATAAGGTAAGAAATTAAGTATGTAACTAACAAGTGAACATAAGAGTGATTACAACATGAATGATTTTGGATCAATGGGGAGGCATTAGAAAGGAGAAATAAGATGAATAACCATGATGAATTAGCAATCCATGTAATGCACGGATATGATACGATTGAATCTCCTACTGGTGAGAAGTGCTTCGGATGCTATGTGCAAGGTCAGAATGAGATCTATATTGCTGACGGGATACCGAGAGATCAATTCTTCTTCACTCTGGCTCACGAATATATGCATTTTTTGCAGGATGCCGAGGGGAGAGAATTTGACGAGGAAGAAGCGGATGCGTTTGCGAATAGCGTAACCAGAGCTGAGAATGCGCAAATTGCGGAAGTTATCACAGAGTACCTTATAAATAACAAAGATTTTGTTATTTCGATGATTAAGGACAATGACAAGGAAATGTTGCAGGAAGAAATATTACAAGAGTTAACTTAGGATTTAATGGAGGTACGAGTATGGATTTTTTAACAAATTTGGACAGTGAAACATTAAAGGCAGAATTATTAGCCTTTTTAGAACTTGGAGATGATGAATTCGATATATCTTCGATGGGAAAATTTGAAGAGCAGTTTGTAGAATTTATCAAAGATGATTTGTCTTATGCGGATTAATTAGAATTTAGTGGAGGAACAATGAAACGAGGAGAAATAACAAGTTTCCTGGGAGATCTGTTGGTCACTGATCGGCTTTGCAAAAGAGGAAAGTATTACGCAAGCGAAGTGAGCATAGACTACGGAACAAGTGATGTTAAAAGAGTTGATTTCATGCAATTTGAGCCTTCTGGAGTAACTGCAATCAGTGCGATAGAAAAAGGGATATTCACTTGCTATGAAATCAAGAGCTGCAAAGAGGATGTATTTAGTGGGAACGGATTGAATTTTCTGGGAGAAAAGAATTATATAGTTACTACTATGGATTGCTATAAAAACATCCAAGAGGATTTAAGAAACGGAAAGCTGGCTAAGCATATTCGAGAATGCAATCCAAACTCTTCACTATACTACGGGATAATGGTTGCAATACCGGAATATAGAGATCCTGCGGATGAATACGAGAATCCTACGCCACTGGATACAAATACGGGGTGGAAGCTTGAAATAATAATACCATGCAGACAGGGAGAGCGAAAAAGATCCATAACAGAGATGCTATTTTATATGCTAAGGAGTGGTCATTAGCTTGAACTAAACTGAAATTAGGAGTTTCTTTGGGAGAATGGAGGGAGTGAAAATGTCAGACATTACAGAAATTATTAATACTATAGAAAAATCATGGGGAGTGAATTCTATTGGTAGTCCTTTCGGTTCATGCACAGAGAAATTTGCGAACGAAAAAATGATAGAAATTGCCAATAAAAATAATTTTCCTGATGATGTACTTAAATTGATTAAAGCTAATCCGATTAAGTTTCATAAATGTCAGAAATTTGATAATGGGCGTGGCATAGGTAGATACTATGCAAATTTGGTAAGACAACTATTATAAGGATCTGGCAGAAAACATTGATGATTTGAACTGAAATATTAGGATTTAGTGTATTAGAAAGTAGGTAAAAAGATGTTTGATACTTATAGCCCAACACAAAAAGTAAATGTAAATGCGGTTAGCGGAACATTATCAAAAACCTGTAAAGATAGCTATTTTCAGTGTTGTCAAAGAGGAAGTAGAAATTTTGATAACATTGTAAATAAAAGACATGTTGTTATATTGCAGGCAATGATTATGTCCAATGATTATGTGATGTTTGAAGTTATTTCGCAAAAAGATTTTGAAAAAATAGCTGAAAATTAGGATTTAGCAAAGGAGCGAGAAATGTGGTCACACGATGAACAGAAAGAAATAAATGACGTATACGCTGTTATGGCAAGAATAACGTGTAAACATTGTGGAGCAATAGTCCACAAATATGTGGAAAGCCATTATACAGGTGGTGCCAAGTGTGTGATATTGGCAAAATATTGTAGATTTTGTGGTAATGCACTTAGGATTTAGTGGAGGAATACTATGGACAATGAGATTATTTTCTTCAATTTGGTAAGAATCGAGCGAGGAAGAGAAAAGCTTTGCAAATGCAATCCACCTCATTACGAGGTCGATACGGTAAACAGGATTGTAAGCTGCCAAGATTGCGGTGCTACGGTAGATGCTTTTGATGCTCTGCTTACATTGGCGAGGCGGTATGAGCTGCTGGAGGATGAACAGCGGAAAATGCTATCTAAAGCCAAAACATACGGTGAACTGGCAGATGCTGAATTCAAACGGATGCGAAAGAATAAAGTATTCCGAGAAATGGAGGAACATTACAGAAAAGGTTTATATCCTATATGCCCTAAATGCGCAGAACCCATTGATCCGGTAGATATTCGGGAATGGACAGCGCATCTGGAGTAAACTGAAATAGAGGGTCAGCCGTTTGACCGTTCAAGATGACCTTATAAACTTCTGAGACGGTACCACGATATTTAGCCTTCTGCCGAAAAACGAAGGACGGTTTTGCTGTTTTTGCGATAAGAAAGCAGCATTTAAACTGAAAGAGGGTATGAAATGTCAAGGCTTATAACATATCAGTCCGGCGGATTCACAAATTACGGAATCAGCTACCGGAAATACAGCCCGGAAGAATTGGAGGAAAGAGCAATGCAGGAAGAAGTTAATACAAGGGTAAAGACCAAGGAGACCGAAGTTGATTACATCACGGAAATACATAAGGACATGGTGGAGAACGGTAAGCATTGGTATACCAACTCTTATGATTTTACAAACGGTGATAGGGTAAAAATCACGGTCGAAATAGTTGAGTAAACTGAAATATTAAGATTTATGGAGGCATTTGTATGAGAAAAATACATGAATGTGCAGAAGATATAAAAAATATTTTAAATGATGCAGAACGAACCGAAGAGGTTGACGGAGATATGTTATGTAGTATTAATGAGTTGGTGGATGAAATTTTATCAATATATTGTTTAGAAAAACAACAAAGAAAAATGGCTATAGCTGAAGAAAATGAGATTCTTTCAGAAGAGGCTAAAAAAGCAGGATGGAAGTCTGGTGTTATGAACATCTAAACTGAAATTTAGTGAAGAAAGGAAAAATTATATGGCTAAAGCAGTATTAGTGATGGATATGCCGGAATCATGTAGCAAATGTAAATTTCTGTATGAATTTCAAGGAATCAAAAAATGTCACCTTATGAATGTCCTCAATAATGGAGCATCAATGCTGTCACAGAACACATTTACAAAGAAACGGCATGATAAATGTCCGCTCCAGGAACTGCCGGAACGTGAAAAAGAGATGACCGATGCCGATGACCTCGGAAAGGATTATGTCAGAGGAACAATGGACGGTTGTAATGCTTGCCTGGATGAAATAGAATCTATAATTTAGTGAAGGAGAATGGCTTATGAAGTTGTCAAAACTGACTAAGCCAGAACTTGAAGAAATCTTCCGGAACGCCAATTTCACGGAAGAGGAAGAGAAAGTGTTTTGGGATTTGTCTAAAGGAATTTCTCAAAAAGAAATATCCTTTAGACATTCCGTATCTGTAAGTACCGTAGAAAGAAGAGTTAGGTCTATAAAAAATAAGATTAAGCGGTTAGAAGGTGATAGTTTTGGAGCTTTCTAATATGGAAATATTGCAATATGCCGTTATCAATGGTATGATTGACACGGAATCTTTGCAAAAAAGCATTGAAATGAAAAAGAAAGAAGAGTATCTAAAGAAACATCAATACGCAATCAACAAAGGCAAAGACGGATACTGGAGAACTTATTTGCCGGATGAGGAAAAAGGAAGGAGACTTGTAAAAAAGAAAAGCGAGGAAGATCTCAAAGAAGAAGTTATTGAGTTTTACTACCAAAAAGAGCAAAATCCAACAGTTACAGAAGTGTTTTACGAATGTGAAGACCGGAGATTGTCTCTTAAAAAGATATGTAAAGCAACATACGACAGAGACGAGAGATATTTTCTCAGACACTATGGAGAGTTGGGAAAGCGAAGAATAAAATCAATATCAGAAGATGAATGGGGGGATTTTTTAGAGGAAGAAATTGCCGATAAAGAGTTGACACCTAAATCTTTTTCCGGTCTAAAAGGAATTACAAGAACATTCCTTAAACGTGCGAAAAAGCGTAAACTCATTGATTTTAATATCGTAGAACTTTTTGAGAATCTTGACATATCTGATAGTGATTTTAAAAAAGTAATAAAGGAAGACTATGAAGAAGTATTCGACGAATACGAAACTGATGTTATGATTAAATATCTTGTCAACCACCTTGATACTTCTAATGTTGCGATATTGCTCATGTTTTTAACTGGTGTACGTATCGGGGAAGTTGTAACATTAAGGCATTCCGATTTTTCTGATAACACTTTTAACGTTCGTAGAACCGAGACGAAGTATAAAGATGAAAACGGAAACAATGTTGTTGAAGTAAAAGAGTATCCCAAAACCAAAGCAGGAATCAGAACAGCAATTATACCGAATGATTATGTATGGATTTGCGATAAAATAAAGTACATGAATCCGTTTGGAGATTACATTTTTACCAAAAATGATATTAGGATCACCGCACAGGCGGTTAGGCAAAGGCAGAAAAGGCTTTGCAGGAAATTGAAAATTTATCCAAAGCCACCGCACAAAGTAAGAAAGACATATGGAACTATTCTTATGGATAACAATGTGGATAAGAGACTTGTTATGGATCAGATGGGGCATACAGATATTATGACATCAGAAATACACTATCATAGGAACAGGAAAACCATTGAAAAGAAATCGTCTATTTTGAGTAGTATACCAGATTTACAGGCAAGGTGA